CTTTCCGGGGCCGACCTTACCGGGGCCAACGTGACCGGGGCCGACATGCGTAGGGCCGACCTGCGTGGCGCAGAACTGCCCGGAGCACTTCTGGGCTAGAGCTTTTTGTGGAGGTGAGACATGCACAAGCCGAAGCCGACAGGACACAGGGCCAGGAAGCCGAAGCGGGGCAAGGTCCTGGCACCTGGAGCCTCTGAAATGACCAGGCAAGAGCTGCTCGAAAAGGTAGTCCGACACTGCGACCAGCAGGGAGAGAGGTCCCTTCGGCTGAAGGGAGGCACGCTCGAGGTCTGTGCCTATCGCGGAAAAGAGGGGCTCAAGTGTGCCATCGGAGCGCTCATGCCCGACTCGAGTTACTCGGAATCTCTGGAAGGCATCAGCCCGCACAACTTCCCGGACAGATTGCTTTCTTCGTGCGGCTTCGACGTGAGGAGGTATCGAGAGAAAGACTTCGCCACCCAACTCCAGGTGCTCCACGACTCTCCTGACAGTTGGCGCAGAGGGCGACTAAAGAAAGAGGCCGTAATGGGGCTGGCCAGGGATTGGGGCCTGAGAGCTCCGAGGCAAAGATGAACACCGACACGGGCAAGGTCTACGAAGGTCCTGAAGAGGTCGCGGCCGCTCTCTCGCGCGGGGAGAACCTCGTGGAGATAGGCACTCGGGCCCTGAGGACGATCCGCGAGGGCCGGCGACTCCTGGCGCAGAAGATCCGCAACGCCAAGCGCAGGAAGCGCAACCGCCGCCGCGATGCTTTGCAGAGGCAGAGCCGCAGGCGGAACCGCAGGTCTTTGAGGTAGACTTGTACTCATGGCGGCCGAGGACATCACCGGCGGGGGCTACGGCCAGCCGGCCACCCACGTCTTCAGCATCACCCCGAGCGACTCGTCGGAGCTCTCTGTCGTGACACGGGCCCTCTACGTCGGCAACACAGGGGACGTCTCTGTCATGCTCGTCCAGGGGACCATCGCCGTCTTCGCCAGGGTGCCGACCGGTCAGGTCCTCTCGATCAGGGCCAGGAAGGTGTTCGCCACCGGCACCACGGCGACGAACCTGGTCGGGATGGCCTGAGGCGCTGGTGCCAGTCCCAGAGCTCAGCGAACAGCTGAGGATTCTCTCTGAGGAGCTCTGCCGCGTCGCTGAGAGGAAGAAAGAACACCAGGCGACTACAGACCTGGGGAGGTTGGCCAAGATAGAGACTCTGGTCGTCAATTTAGTCGACTCCCTGGCCGACCTCTCGGCGGGCTTTACCGTCTTCTCTGAAGAGCTGGAGAAAGAGCAGAGGGTGAGGTGCGCGCTAGAGTCCTTGTTGGACAAGACCAGGAAGGAGAGGGACTCGGCGCGGTCGGCTCTAGAAGAACTGAAGGGAGAGCACGCCGAACTGGGATTGAAGCTCATCAAGGAGCAGGCCCTAAAAGATTCCGTCGGGCAGAAGCTCATAGGGGTGGCGCTGCGTCCGTGGTGGCGGTGCTGGCCCTGGAGCAACCTTCTGGACTAGCCCCGTGCTGATGATGAGGCTAGACCGGGCGATGCTCCTTGGGAACAGAGACCTCTTCGACCCGAACGTTGACCTGAAGGCTCTGGTCGTCGCCTACTGGAAGCTGGACGAAGCCGGTGCGCTCACGGACGAAGGCGGCTCTGGCACCCACTGGGGAACAGTCGGCGGACCCACTGAGGTGGCCGGTCTGGTGTACGGCACGTCGGTAGAGTTCGTCCGCGCCTCCACTCAGTACTTGACGATACCGGCCGCACAGGGAGCAGCGCTCGGACTTCCTACTGACGACCAGGCGTTCACGGTCGCCGGGTGGTTCAAGCTCACCGCCAAGTCCGACTACTACGGGCTCTTCACCAGGGCGGACGGGGCCGCCGGGAAGGACGGCACCTACGCGATGTACCGCTGGCACTCGCCAGACAGGTATTCCTTCTACTTGGGGAACAACACCTCCTTCGCCCAGGTGTTCGCCGACAGCTACGGCGCCACCGTCGTGGGGGCCAAGGTCTTCGTGGTCTGCTGGCACGACCCAGTGGCGGACACGATCAACATACAGGTCAACGACGGGACGGTGGACTCTGTCTCCTGGTCCGGCGGCACCCAGGGATTGGGGAGCCTGGAGGGGAGCGCGGTTACCAACGTGGGGGCGACCATCAACTCCTTCGACCGGGCGGACGTCATCGCGGGGCCGGTCTACAAGTTCGACTCCGTCCTGAGTGCCCAGAACAGGTCCGACCTGTACAACGCCGGGTCGGGGGTGACGGTCCTTCCGCCAGGGATCGCCGCGCTCAACCCGGTGTGGTTCAAGCTCGACGCTGTTGACTCCGACCGGCTGGACAGCGGACCGAACGGGTACCACCTGACGGACTTCAACACAGTGCCGAGCGGGACCGGCAAAGTGTACGCGAGGGCGGCCGCCCCCGTCGCGGCCAACAGCGAGTACCTCCAGAGAACGGTGTCCGCCAGCGGGGGACAGTCGGACTTCTCGGTGGAGGCGTGGGTGCTGTCAGACTCGATCGGGTCCTACCGTGCTGCATACTCTAGCTTCATCGGGGGGGCCCACTTAGGGTTCGGCACACTTTACTGGAGCAGTGCTGACAAGTTTGAATTCGCTGTGAGAAGCACGTTCCTCACGAACCCGACGGCTCTGTCCGCCGGGACCTGGTACCACCTGATAGCGACGTATACGGCGGCGACTGACACCGCCCACCTCTACGTCAACGACGACTCCGGGGCGACCACCACTATAACCGGAGGCAACTCTACCAGCACGAACCTCACTATCGGCAGGCCCGGCGTGGTCGACGGTCAGTACTGGAATGGCAGGGTCGGGCCGGTGGCAGTGTACAGCGCAGTCTTGACCGCCGCCCAGCGGACCAGGCTGTTCAACGGTGGCTCGGGTCTCGCGCTGTATTAGGAGGAAAAACGAAGTATTTTTTCGGGCAAAACTCTACCGTGGAGAAACAGACATGACTGCGAGAGAAAGGCGGGCATGGCCTCTAGCGCCGGCCGTGATGGCGGCGATGTTCGCGTTCGGGTTCCACGCTACGTGCCGAGAGGTCCCAGCACCACAGCCGACACCCAGCCCGACCGAGGCCCCTAGTCCGGAGCCGACCTCGAATCCAGAACCGTGCGGCCTCCCGGCTCCGCAGCACGAGTTTGACTCTTGCGAGGGAGACCGAGACCCGGACCACGAGTCCGCCGTCGTCGGAGCAGAGAAGGACCTGTTCGACGCAGAGCCGAGTCGGTTCGAGGGGGCGTGGGGAGGGCCGGTGTTCTTGCTGAAGTTAGACGGTACCACGGCCAGGCACGAGGAGCCTGGGTCGCACGAGGCGAGGAGGTGGCTCTACGACGCCGCGGTAGCAGGAGTCCAGTCGCGGGGGTTCTGCGCCGGCTCGTTCGGGACAGATGAACTAGTGGTCTGCGACCAGGGGGAGACGAGCTGCACCACCTGGTCCATCGTGAACCACGGCGGGGCGGACCTCAGGAGTCACCCGCCAGGATATAATGGCCGGGTCTGTAGAGTCTTTTAGCGGCGCGGCACTGCGAGGCGAGGCGCGGCGAGGCACGGCACGGCAAGGCAAGGGACGTACCTCAGGGGAGTCGGCCGCACGCCGATGATAGACCTGGGAGAGAATATCAAATAACATTGACTCTGGTGTGAACAATGAACTTTATCAACAAGGTCCGGGCCGTCCTCAAGGTCGCCACCGACCTGCTGCTGATAGGTCGCAATAAGGGCTGGTGGTCGCGCAAAGATAGCGCCGGCGAGCTCTTCCGCGACGGGCTCAAGTGATGGCTGACGACTGGCGCAGGTTCCGGTTCTTCCTCAAGGTTTTCTTGGGGGCGGCGCTCGCGGCGTCCACGGCGGCGGCGCTGGCATTGCTGCTGGTCGGGTGTTCCAGGAACACCCCGCCGAGCCCGCCGTCTCCTCCCCAACTGACGCTGGCGCCGCTGCGGGTAGAGGGCGGGAGCTTCGTGCCTGAGCTCAAGGGGCCGATCTTCTGCTGCAACGACCCGCGCAACGACACCGCCGGCGGTGGAGACCCACTGGTAGAAGACGAGGGCCTCCGCGACGGTTGGCCTATGGCCAACAAGGAAGCACTGGACCGCGTAGAGCCGGCGTGCTCCGGAGGCCGCTGCAACTTCGTCCACGTCCGGCCGGGGCCTTACAGTCGCCAGGGCCTGCGCGGCACGAAGTACGAGGGAAAGGCTGGAGCAGAAGTGCTCCCGCACTTGCGCGCCTTCGCCGTCGAGGCGAACCGCCGGGGGTACTACGTCGAGGTCTCCGTCGTGGACTACTGGACCCACGCCTCGCACCCGGACCAGGGTGCCTTCGGTCACGACTGCCGCGTCACGCAGCAGGCCCCAACCCAGGACTACCTTGCGTGGGTCGACGCCCTCGTGTCGAGCACGTGGGACCTGGAGGTGATCTACAACCTCGGCAACGAAGCGTTCCGGTGCAAGCCCTCGGCCGCCTGGGAGGACGGGCTCGTGGCCCAGATCAGGGCCACCGAGGCCGCGCGCGGCTCGCGCAGGCACCTGGTCGGCTCGGAGTGGTGGCTCCCGGACGTGAGGACCACCTACGACTACGTCGCCGTCGGGGACGTGTTCTACTCGACCCCAGCTCCAGGAACGAAGGTCACACAGAGCTACTCCATCACGACCCCGGTGATCCTGGTTGAGGACGACGGCGGGTGGCACCCTCCGTACCAGTGGAAGGCCGTGGGGTCGAAGATCGTCTGGCGCGGGATGATGAGCGACGCGGAGTTCCTCGCCGCGCTCCGGGGGGACGGAGACGACCTGAGGTACCCGTGTCCGGTGCCAGACCCGGTTTCGAGGATCGCCCTGAGCCTTCACTACGCCCCGAACACGCTCACTGTGGACGGCACCCCGAAGTACGCGTGTCCCTCAGGTCACTGCGACTACGGCGCGGAGGGCAGCGCCGAGGGCTGGCACCAGCGGGGGGTGTGCGAGTCTGAGCGCGGCTGGCCCTATGCGTGGTACGTTAACGGGCGCCGGTGCGACCCGTGGGCCAAGCCGGACTCGTCCTGCTGGAGCACCGGAAACCCACTGGCGGTCTTCGTTTGGCCACCGACGACGCAGGGCTCCGTGACCGTGTGCGCCCTCGACGGGGCCGGCCCGTGCAGCTCTGCCCTGCTGACGCCCTGAGCCGTGCTAGACTCTAACTCGGAGGTTTAGAACGTGAGCAAACTGATCCAGTTGGTCCTTCGGTTCGGTCCCCTTGTCGCCGGCCTCGCCCTCGCCGTTCAAGCCGTCCTGCCTGCCAGCGGGGACGCCATCGCCCAGCAGGTCGTGAACTTTCTGGGCCTGTTCGGGGCGTCTCCGGACCTGGAGGTCGTGGACGCCATCTCGAAGCTGTCTCAGGCAGCGCTGCTGGCCCTGGGCTACTTCCGGAAGCTGGCGAACATCTTCGCCGAGTACTTGGGCAAGGCGCCCTTCTTCGTACCCAGGTCGTAGGGAGACTACCGACTCGTGGCCGGCCCAGGCTCGATGGACGTGATGCTGTTCATTGCGGCCAAGTTGTCTGAGGTGGTAATGTCCCTTCAACTCCTCGTGGCGTCGGTGGCGTTGGTGTCAGTGTCGGTCTTGGGCTGCAAGCTGGTCGACTTGATCCGGGACAGGAAGAAGGGGCAATAGTAGGAGCGGGAGCCGTCAGTGGAGAGTGTGTGCTGGGAGTGCGGAAGCCTGGCGAGATCGACTCGAAGCGACTCGACCTCATCGACGAACTGCTCAAAGGCCAGTCCGTAAAAGAAGCCGCCGCCAAGGCGGGAGTCTCGAAGCGGACGGCAGAGAAGTGGATGGGCATGACGCCCTTCCGCGACGAGCTGTCGAAGCGGATGAGGTCCACCCTCGACGTCTACGTGGTGAGGGCGCTCCAGGGTGGTCTGGTCGCGCAGTCCAAGCAGATCGAGATACTCACCTCCCAGCCCCCGGCCAAGTCGTCGCCGATGGAGGTCATACGCCACCAGGAGCTCGTCCTGCGAGCGGCGATGGCCCTCGGAGCCTCAGCGGACAGGCTCTCCGTCCACCCAACGCTCAACCCGGACGCCCCGACAGACCACAGGCCGCTCGTGGTCCTCCCGGCCGGGGCCAGGATAGCCATGCTAGTCGAGGGGGTGACGCAGACCATCCCGGTCAGACGACGACTCCCCGCTCCCGACGTGGACGTCACGGACGTAGAGGCAGAAGAGGTAGAATAGGGTCCAGTCGAGGTCGACAGTATATGGCCTACGTTGTCGGGAGGACGATACCTGGGACCGGCGGCCTAAAGAAGCCGCTCACGAGCGCGTGCGTCCCGAGCCTCCAGGCCGGCGGCTTGGACTTCACGGACATAGTCCTGAGAGCCTCCAAGAACAACCTGGAGGACGTCACCGTGTGGTCCTCCACTCATCCCCCTGAGTACAACCCGGTCCAGTCAAAAATGGGCTTCGTCAGCCCTGGGGAGTCCATCTCGTTCGAGGGCGTGAACGTCAAGAGCGAGTACGTGTTCGTCCAGGTGGCAGACGGGGACGAGTTGTACATGGTGGCGCTGACGTGACGATCAGGTACGACGTGGTCAGGACGTCTCCGTCAGTGCTCTCTCGCGCCTCCAGAGCCTTGAGGCGCCTCTTCAGAAAGAAGAACGCGGCCAAGCCGGTGTCGTCCAAGTGACGGGCTACGACTCCTTAGGCTCCAGGAGGTCTCCCGGTGGGGTGGTCTTGTCGGACGGACCACAGAGGGACACCTTCGGCCGACTCAGGGTGAGCCGGCCACTGACCCGCTTCTCGTCGACCCTGGACTACGACGACGACCCGCTGGACTGGGAGACCTCCATTATCGGGGGAGGCTCAGTGACGCACCACGGGAGCGAGAGCAGCCTGCTCATTACGAACGGCACCTCGAACAATGACAGCGTGGTGAGGCAGACGAGGCGCTACTTCAAGTACCAGGCCGGGAAGAGTCACCTCGTCAACCTCACCTTCGCGTTCGGCGCTGGGGTCGACGGAGTGAGGAGGAGAGTGGGGTACTTCGACGGCGCTAACGGGATCTACTTTGAGCAGCACGGGTCGGTCCTGAGCTTCGTCGTGAGGTCGTCCGCGTCAGGGAGCGTAGTCGAGACCAAGGCCGAGCAATCGTCGTGGAACATGGACAAGCTGGACGGTACCGGAGCCTCGAAGGAGGAGCTGTACTCAGCCAACGCCCAGAACCTCGTGCTGGACTTCCAGTGGCTAGGCGTGGGCAGGGTCCGGTGCGGCTTCTACATCCACGGGGAAGTAATCTACGCGCACCAGTTCCAGTTCGGCGGTCAGACCCAGATCGTGTTCATGGGCACGGCGACGCTCCCGCTGAGGTACTCGATACTGAACACCTCCGCCCAGGGCTCGGCTCCGACGATGCGGCAGATATGCGCCTCTGTCGCTTCGGAAGGAGGGTTCGACGACGATTTCTACGCACCTTTCAGCGCCTCAAGGGGGACGTCCCTGGTCACGGTCACCACGCGCCGAGCGATACTGTCCATACGTCCGAAGGCGACCTTCGGCCCGTCCTCGAAGGTGTACCGCATCCAAATCGTAGCCCGGCGGACGAGCATCTTGGCCACCGGAGCCCTGGTCTTGTGGGAGCTGGTCTACGACCCTACGTTCACGACCAGTTCCGGCGCGCTGACGTGGACCCAAGTCAACAGCCAGAGCGGAGTCGAGTTCAGCGTCCACGGCGACGCCAACGCTGGCGCGTTCACTGGTGGCCTCGTTGTCCAGAGCGGTTACGTCCCGGCGTCTACCGGCTCTGTAGGCTCGTCGTCGATAGAGTTGGATTCTAAGACCAAGCTTCCGATCACCCTGAACATCGCCGGGACGACACCAATAGCCCTTACGCTGGCCACGTCCAAGGTGGGCGTCGGGACGGACCCGCAGTGCTTAGCCTCGTTGGACTTCTTGGAGTTCAGCTGATGCCAGCGACGTCCACGTTCTCGACAACCACCCTCTCTAGGCGGTTCGTGTTGAGCCAGTCGTCCCCAGGGACCGTGGTGGTCGCTGCTGCGGAGTCGGGACTGATCCACAAGGTGATCGGGTTCTACATTTCGACCGAGGACGGGAAGAGCATGACTTGGCGCTTTACTTCGGGCAGTCCTCCAGGAACCAACATCTCCGGGACTGCGCACCTTGGGAAAGACGCCCACCTCACGTGGACTATGGGGGAGAGGTACCCGTTCTGCCAGACGTCATCCGGAGAGCAACTCAACTTTATCACGACGGGCACGGCGGCCAGGGGTGTCGTAATCTACTGCACGGAGGCGTACTGAGATGAGCGTCAGAGGGAACTTCACAGAAGCGACGGCCACGTGGAACTCTGCCACTCCCCCCGGGGAAGAGCTCCAGGCGGACGCGAGCGCCGTCGCCTCGCTGGTAGTCGAGTTCAGCAAGTCCGGACAGATCGACCTCGGTACGGTGGCGTTCGAAGTCTCAAGCACTGGGTCGAGGTGGCACGCCCGACAGGCCACCAGGAGCGACACTGGGGTCAGGGCTACCTCGCTGCAACTCCCGTCCGCGCCGCAGGACACGGCGTGGCACGTGGACGTGACCGGGTGGGCAAAGTTCAGGGTGAGGCTGTCCTCCGCCATCACGAACTCAGGCAGCGTCCTGGTCACCATCAACGGGGACGACCTGGTGTCCAGGCCGACCCAGGGCGTCGTGATCCTGGACTCGGCCGTCGGAACTCCAGCGACGGTGACTGCTCTCGGAGAGCTGGCCGTGCAGGCCAACGTCACTTCGGTACCACCCGCCGTGGCGAACTCGTCTCCTCCTTTCCACGGAGAGAGCTCTCCTGTCGCGCTGTCGGTGGACCTGTCCGGACACCAGAGGGTGAACGTCGGGAGGTGGCTGGGCTCGAACGCCCCGACCACGGGCCAGAAGGCGATGGGGCAGTCGATCCCGGTCGTGGTCGCGTCCGACCAGAGCGCGGTCACAGTGTCCGGCCCGCTCACCGACGCACAGCTGCGGGCGGCCTCCGTCCCGGTGTCAGTCGGCGCCCCCGGGGGAGACGTGTTCGTCGCGTCGGCCCTGGCCATGTCCAAGTCCGCCAACAAGCACTACCTGTCCGTCTTCAACGCTCACGCGACGCTGAAGGTGGAGGTGGTGCGCGTGGCCGTGTGGCAGGAGAACACCGCGGCCGTGACCGGTCTCGTTCGAGGCTACAGGTTGTTCAGGATCACGGCGCACTCCGCGGGGACCACAGTGACCCCGGAGAAGAGAGACACGTCCCAGCCGAACCTGAATGCCTCGATAACGGCGAGGTCCAACGGCCAGAACGCCACCGTGAGCGGCGGCGCCCTCGGCGGCTCGGCAATCTACGAGGACGAGTCTGGCGGAGCCGAGGGTCGGGCCGTCATGTTCGACGAGAGCCTGTGCGGGGGGCCGGTGGTCTGCAACACCAACGAGGGCGTGACGGTGCAGCAAGACGGGACGGTTGGGGTGGGGGCGCTGTCGGCGCAGGTGTACTTCAGGGTGAAGTGATGACAGAGTACCGAGGGCGAATGGTGTTCCCATCGAGGTGGAAGTGCGACGGGTGCTGGGCAGAGGCCACCCACTCAAGCAGAGAAGAGTACTCGGACTGGGTCGGTCGGCACGAGCAGCACCCGGGCCAGCTGTACCCGCTGACCAAGGCCCACGAGGTAGACGTGGAGCCTGTGCCAGAGTCGAGTTAGACTTGTAGGCATGGGCTCGCCAGCCGCCCCCGTCTTCCTCCCCTCCGGACCCACCCTCCGGCAGAGGCTCGTCGAGGCGATGCTGGCGAGGTACAGGCAGCCAGAGCCGCCGCCGCCTACGCCTCTCCCGGAGCAAGAAGCGCAGCCGCAGCCCCTCCATATACCCGGCCTCGACGTGGCCGCGAGGACGGTCTGGGGCGAGGCGAGGGGGGACCCGGAGAGCTTGCCCGCCGTCGCGGCGGTGCTGGTCAACCGGCTCCGCTCCGGAAAGCACGGGGAGACCCTCGAGGACGTCGCGCTCCAGCCGAAGCAGTTCAGCGCGTGGAACCCGGGCGACCCCAACAGGCCGAAGATGCTCTCCGTCCCCGAAGAGGACCCCCTGCTGGCTCGGATCAGGGGTATTATAGAGGGCCTGGTGTCGGGAGAAGTGGAAGACCCTACGGGCGGCGCGGAGTTCTATTTCACCGGGAGGACCCCGAGCTGGGACTTCCGCAAACTGGAGCCGGCCGGGAAGCTCGGGGCGCACAGGTTCTTCAGGCGCAAGACGGCCAAGAAGAGGAGTTGAAAGAGACGCGATGAACTTCAGCAACATGTCGGACGCCGAACTGCTGGCCTACAACCCGACAGGGTTGGCCCAGACCGCCTCTTACGAGCGAGAGCTCCGGAAGCGCAACCTCAAGAAGACCCGCACAGACAGGCCCGCGGGAGGGACAGAGCTGGCCACTGGGACCGGAGGCACTGAGACGTTCTACAACCCGAACACGGGACGGTACGAGACCAGGAGGACCCTGTCTGGGGTAACGGCGTCACCGTCCCCAGCTCCGTCTCCGTCCCCAACTCCGTCACCGACACCGACTCCCTCTCCGGTACCATCCCCGAGCCCGTTGGCATCTCCGACTCCGGGGCCCGTGAGCAGCCTCTTTGCTCCGCAGCCCACCCTGCGCGACGTGATAACTGAGATCCTGCTGAGGCAGGGTGGGTTCGGTGGCGGTCAAGGGCTGGCGTAATCTCCTGTCCGAACTGGAGAAGCCTCTCCTCTGGGCAGCCCTGGGAGTCGTGGTCGGCGTCGTGATAGCGTCTGAGCTGGGAGAGAACCTGAGGAGTAGATTGAGGAGAGCGGCGATACCATGACAAGCAAACGAAAACAAATTCTACTACTACTACACCACCACCACAGACACCACAGTCGACTCCCCAGCCGATCCCGTTCCAGGGATGGTGGCCCCCACGGTGTCACCGTTCAGACGCTACCAGGAGTTCATACGCCCTCACGATGGCTACAACAATAAGAGCCAGGCTCCGGACAGGCAGGAGCAGGCCAGGCAGGAGCCGGCCAGACAGAAGCCGAGGGTGATGGAGCTCCCGTCCGGTAGGTTCTTGGAGGTCGAGGGAAGAAGCTGGACCTAGTCCGCGTGGCCGTCCGTCCGGAGGGCGCCTTCGGGGTGCTGCTCGACAACGGTCTGCCGTTCGCGGTCACCCTGGAGTGGACCGGGCCTGACCTGAAGACGAAGATCCCAGACGGAACCTTCTCCTGTGTCAAGACCACTTACTACGGCGGCGGATACACGACGTTCGAGGTCATGAACGTACCTGGACACTCCAGGATCCTATTCCACAAGGGGAACTACGAAAAAGACACCGAGGGGTGCATCCTTGTGGCGGACGCGTTCAACGGGTCGTGGATCAGTGGCAGCAGGCAGGGGTTCGCCAAGCTCATGGGCCGGGTGGGGGACAGGATGACGTTCGACCTGGTCGTGGTCACGAAGACTTGAGAAAGAGAGAGGCAAAGAGATGGTGACGAGAAGAGCCCTACTGGTCGCGGTGGTGACGGCAGCTTCATCCTTGGTCCTGTCCGCGGAGGACGGACCCTGCGCCCACCTCAAGTGGGACAGGAGTGCTTTCCAGGGGATGGTGGGGCTCAGGACGGGAGACTCTCAGTGCGCACTGGCTGTGCTCGTCGACGACGACGGAGGCATAGCGACAGTCCCCCACGTGTGGGAGGGTTGGCCAAACAAGGTCTACTGGACCGACGGTGGGTCGGAGACCGGGACCGCCGAGAGGATGGGCTCTACCGCCGGGGGCCTGGTCGTAGCTCTCCTGGACAGAGTGCCGCGCGGGCTCAAGAAAGTGAAGTTCGGGGATGTCCCGAGTCAGGGGAAGGAGCTGTGCGCCCCAGTCATAATGAAGGGCGGGCGCTTCGGAATCTCGTGCGGCTCGTACGTGGGGATGGACTCTGACGGCGACCTCGTGCTCGACGTGTCGGTCAACCGCGGGTCTTCCGGTGGTCCCATCAGGGACAGGAGCGGACGAGTCGTGGGGTTGGTGGACTCCAGCGGGGGGAACCCGTCGTGGTTCTGGAGGCCGATGACGTTCGGGAGGCCGATCAGGTGAGATACGTCGCGGTCCTCAGGACGGCGGACGGGGCGGAGAGGCGCGTGGCCGTCGATTCTCCACAGAGAGAGGTGAGAGTCGCAATCCGCTCTTGCTTCCCCGGCTCGGACCACGAGACCACGGAGCGGCTGTACGAGTACCGGGGGGTTCTGGGCAATCTCCAGCACTACCGGGGGGTGCTGGGCGATCTCCAGCACTCGTGGGTGAGGGTTCTTCTCTATGTGGAGGTACTGCCAGTCCGAGAGAAGAAGTCGGCGGCCCCCGAGAGGCCGTCCGGAGCGCACAGGTACATGGAGCTGCCGTGACCTGCGTCTGCGGTCGCCCGATGAGGTTCCTGGGGCACTGCAAGTTCGTCTGCGAGACCTGCGGGTACTTCCAGTCTTGCAGCGACTAGCTCCCCGCCTGTCCCGTGGTACGTTAGTACCAGTCAGCGGGAGGGGGAAGCAGACTTGCCGTACGAGAGCCAGGGGCAAGACACCGCTCAGTGGGAGTGGGCCACCCCACCCAACGAGAAGTTTGAGGGTGGGGAGCAAGAGGAGGCGTTCAACTACGGCCCCGCTCCACTCCTGCTGTCTGGAGGCTACGGCAGCGGGAAGACCGCCGTCGCCATCTTCAAGCTGCTGTGCCTCGCGCAGCTCTACCCAGGGTACAGGGTCGCCATCGCCAGGAGGTTCTGGAGCGAGCTCAAGGAGACCACGCTCCAGACCTTCTACACGCTCTGCCCCCCAGAGGCCATAGCCCAGAAGAACGAGGGCGGCGGCGCGGCTGTAGTCACCCTCACCAACGGCTCGCGGTTCGTGTTCCTCCACCTCAACCGCGTGGACGCCATCTCCATCCTGCGGGGACTCGAGATCAACGCGGCCCTGATCGACCAGGCCGAGGAGACCGCCGAGGAGATATACGACACCCTCCACTCCAGGATAGGGCGGTGGAAGAGCGCCTCCGTCCCCTCGGAGGTGGTGCGGGTCCACGAGGAGTCGACCGGGACTGAGTGGCCGTACAAGTTCCGGAACGGGAAACTGTCCACGCCTAGCTTCATGCTGCTCACGTGCAACCCAGACCTCGAGACGCACTGGCTGTGGAACCGCTTCCACCCTGAGTCGGAAGAGTGGCAGTCGAAGTGGAAGGGCAGCGGCTACAAGATGATCACGTTCGACTCGCGGAAGAACAAGTTCTTGAGCGAGGAGAACCTCAGGATCCTCCAGTCCAAGGACGACACGTACCAGGCCCGCTACGTCCGCGGAGAGTGGGGCAACCCGGAGGGGGTGTTCTTCCGGGTGCACCCGTCGTCAGTGCTGGAGTACTCCGAAGAGTTGATGAAGAAGCTGCGCGAGACGTGCAAGCTCTACCGCGTGCTTGACCACGGCGACTCCGGGGTCACGTGCGTGCTGTGGGCGGCGGTCGACGGCGGCGGCAACGTGATCTTCTACCGTGAGCTCTACTTGGAGGACCAGACCATCAGGGACACCAGGGCCAACGTGTGGAAGATGTCGGTCAAGGACTCAAAGAGCTACGACGGCTCCCTCCCGAGGGAGCCAGACAAGTTCGAGCTGACGCACTACCGGAACCTGGCCGACCCGAGCATCTTCTACAAGGTCCCGCAAAAGATCGGAGGCCGGGTAGTGTCGAACAGGTGGTCCGTGGCCGAGGAGTGGGTCGACTCGAGGAACTACCCGGCGTGGGACAGGGTCTCGTGGGAGGGCGCCGACAACAACGAGCAGGTCTCCAGGCAGAGGATCAAGGACATGCTCCTGGTCGACCCTGGACACTCCCACCCGATCACCAGGGAGAAGGGCGCCCCGAGGATGTACTTCGTGAAGAAGACCCAAGACTACCAGGAGGGGTGCTTCGACGCGCTGCTGGAAGTGAAGTCGGCCAGGAGGGTCCAGGTGGGCACCGTCAACGGGAAGCCGGTGTTCAGCGACGAGCGCGACGACAGCGTTCCAGACCACGCTTTAGATTGCGTCGCCCCAGAGACGAAGATACTCCGGGGGGACCTGCGGTGGATCAGGGCAGACGAAGTGAAAGTTGGGGACACACTCGTCGGTTTCGATGAGTTTGGTGACGGGACGCTGAGTCCAAGACACTGGCGTCCTGCTCTCGTCGAGTCCGTAGAGTTCACGAAGAAGCCCTCGTACAGGACGACGCTCTCCGACGGGACTGTTGTCGTGTCGTCACACGACCACAGGTGGTTGTCAGACCTTCCCAGTGCTACTTCATGCAAGAGGAAGTGGGTGTCCACAGCTTCTCTTGACGGAAGGGGACATTGGGAGCCTGGGGTCCCGAGAGGAGCTACTTCCGTCGAGAGGCTCCTACTCAAGCCTCTGTCCGTCTGGAAAGAGGGTGACACTCGCTCTCACGGTTACTTAGCTGGGATGTTCGACGGAGAAGGTAGTCTGTCTCAAGGCAAGCTGAAATACAGGGGGATACGGAACATCTCCATGTCACAGAAAGACAACTCTGCTCTTGAGGACACCATGTCTGCGCTGAGAGCGCTCGGATTCCAGCATTCTCTGTATAGACACACGAGCAGCCAGCCTGGCGTGTGTACAGTGGTGCTAGCCGGAACTCTGGGCGAACGCCTGCGTTTCCTTGGAGAAGTGCGACCTCGCAGGCTCTTGGAAAAATTGGACCTGAACGTGGGGAGATTCCAGGTCTGGGGTCAGGACCGAGTGAGCGTCGTGAGGAACGAGTACATCGGAGTCGTAGACGTGGTCGCGATCAAGACTTCCACTCGAACGTTCATGGCCGAGGGGCTGGCCTCTCACAACTGCGTCCGATACATATCCAACAGCCGGCCCGTCGCGTTCGTCCCGCCGAAGGACAAGCCGGGGACCCTGACGTGGGCCGGGTACGCCAAGCTCGCCAAGGAGGGGAACCGCAAGCGGCGGAGGAGGGCCGCGACAACGGAGTAGGAGGTGTGGTAGCCTTCTCCTTGAGACGGTAGGGTGTAAAAGTGAGGGAAACAAGACGATGAGCGACAAGAAGCACGAAGACCTGACCGACGCCGAGTGGTACCAGCTCACGGTCGCGGCCAGGGAGATCGAGATCGAGGACCGCAAGAGCAACTTCGACAGGTCGCGCCCGCCGCTGCTGGTGGCCGTGGACCAGAGGATCCTCAGGTGGGCACACAGGAGGCTCAACGACCTCGAGCAGGCGGTCAGGGAGCTGGCCAGCTACATCCCGAACGCCAAGGAGCCCAGGGCGGGGCAGGGCCGACCGAAGCACAGCAGGGAGCAGGTCGACATACTGCCGGAAGAGTAGAGGCCACACTCCTGGACGTTACCGGACTTAGCGTCGTACACTAGTTACCGGAGGTCCGCCCCAGAGTGGCCAAAGAGTCCGAGAAGAAAGCCGTCAAGCGCTGGCGAGAGAGGATCGACCAGGCCGAAAAGGCTTACAACGCCTGGGCCAAGGACTACAAGATCGCTCGCTGCAAGCGCTACTGGAAGGGACACCAGAGGGTGGGGGAGGACCGACTCGACGCCCACGACGAGGAGCGCGCCGTGGTCAACCTCATCAAGCCCTCGGTAGGGGTGCAGATCCCGAGCATGTACTTCAACCACCCCTTCGTGCGGATCAGCGCGTCACCGGCCATCAGCGAGACCGCTGACTCGACCCTGGACGAGAAGAAGCAGCTCCTCCAGGACACCGCGAACACCATCGTCAGGGACAAGAGGACCGACTTCAAGTTCCAGACCCGACTGGCGATGAAGGACGCCTTCTGGGCCTTCGGGGTGGTGGAGACCGGGTACAGCGCCGTCTTCTCGGACAACCCGGCCTTCAAGAGGCCCCCTCTGTACGAGGACGAGAAGGCCAAGGAAGACCTCGGCAGCAGCACGGCCAAGCTCGCCCCAGAGGACGAGCCGGCTGACCTAGACGAGGTCGCCGACGACATCAGCTCGCTGGAGAAGCTGGTGTCAGAAGAGCACTTCTACGTCAAGAGGATCCCGCCCCAGACGTTCCGGTGCTCGGTCAACAGCAATCCGACGCTGGAACACAACGACTGGGTAGGCTACTACGAGTGGATGTACGTCGAGGACGTGAAGAAGGCCCCGGCTTACAGGAGGACCTCCAGCCTGAAGTCGTCCGGGAAGCTGGCCAACGAGTACTCGTCTCTGACGAAGACGACCACGACTCCGGACGACCTCGACGCGGTGGAGGACGAGGACTCGGACAGGCACGAGCGGTCCTGCATGGTGAAAATTTGGAAGGTGTGGAGCCTCCGGGACAACACCAGGTACGTGCTCGCGGACGGTCACGACTACTTCCTGCTGAAGAAGAAGTACCGCGTCATGCTGCTCCACGTCCTCAGGCTAGAAGAGGACCCCGACGAGTTCTACCCGATACCCCCGATCTACTCGATGCTCTTCCCGCAGGACGAGTACAACGACAGCAGAGAGATGCTCCGCGGGCTCAGGAAGACCGTCTACCCCCGCCGCCTGGTCAGCGACAGGCTGAAGACGGAGGAGCGCGAGAAGCTGGAGATGGGAGGGCCGAACGTCTATGCCGTGGTGGAGGGAGACCCGACCGGGGTGGTGGTCCCTCTCCAGCAGCCGTTGGTCGACTCGGCGGTCGTCAGGACCCTGGCCGTCGCGAAAGAGGACCTGCTCCAGGTCAGCCACGTGTCCGGGGAGTCTCGCGGGCAGGCCGAGTCTGACACCGCCACGCAGGCCGCCATCGTGGACAGGAGGCAGACGATCACGGAGAGCTTCGCCCGGATGCTGGTGGCCGAGTGGCTCGGCTCCGCCATCAAGGCGCTGATGAACTTGGCCATAGACAAGATGACCCTCCCCATGTGGGTCAAGCGTAACGTAGACCTCCACTCGCCAAGCGCACCCATGGACGCAGAGAAGATAGCCGAGCTGCACAGGGAGATAACCCTGGATGACCTGATGGAGGCCGACCGCACGCTCCGCTGGGACGTAGCGGTGGACATCGAGACCATGTCTCCAGTGACGGAGCAAGAGGCTCGGGCCGAGATGAGTCAGCTCATAACCATGATCTCCCAGCCGGCCGCGGCGATGCTCCTGGCCAAGGCTCCGACCCTGCTCAAGAGGGCTCTGGACACGTTCGGGTTCAGGTCTTCGGCCGACCACAAGATGGTCCAGGAGGCCCTGGGCCTTGTCGCCGCGGCGAACATGCAGGTCCCCGGTTCGATGCCGAACCCGTCCCAGGCCCAGCAGCCGGGGCCAGGAGGCCCACAGTTCGCAGCCGCCCCGGCAGGGCCGGGGGCGCCGACTCCAGACCAAGCCCAACCGCAGCCTGGCCCCATCGTCCAACCCGCGGCGGCTCCCCCTCAGCAGTGAGGTCTACTGAGTGAACACGACGAAGTGTGACGAGTGCGGGAACGACTACCGGGTCGGAGACTGGCCCTGGTGCGGTGGTGGAGGAGAGCACCGGCCGGGTAGGTACGGGTTCGAGCCGTTCCGGGACTACGTCGACGAGCACATCCTCGAGGGAGGGACCGACGTCGGACTGAACGGGGCCGGAGAGGTCGTCCGCGGGACTCGCATCACATCACGAGAGCAGCGTCGCGCCATCATGAGGGCGAACAAGATCGAGTTCGGGGGACGCAGGTACGGCCGCTCGAAAGGCGTGATGTTCTAGGGTTAGTGTAGACTGTCACCATGCACCGCCCGAGCGGACAGAACCACAGGGAGCTGGCAGAGTGGGCCCAGCAGAACATAGACCCGTCCGTCTCGGTGGACCAGGGGGAAGCTTACGTCGCCGAGGGCTGGCACGACCCGTCCTGCCCCGACAACAAGCCGTTCAGGACGGCCAAGCAAGGCAACTTCGGAAGCGCGAACACCTGCGTGGAGAAGCCCGACAACGCTCCGGACGGGTTCACCGCGTGGGGTCAGAACCAGGCCATCCCAGAGGCCGAGGCCCAGGCCAGGACGGCAGCCATGCTCGGCGGACAGCCGGGAGGCGCCGGAGGAGCCGGAGCGGCCCCGGGCGCTCCTGCCGCTCCAGCGGCCCCGCTAACTCTCCAGCAGCAACTCGAGCAGATGTTCACGGGCCAGAGGGGACTCTTCGGGTTCTCTGGAGGCAGGAACCCACTGGCACAGCAGCTCAGCGGCATGTTCTCTGGCCCAGCAGGACAGGCGCTCGCCGGGTCCCCAGGGATCAAGGGGAGGGCTCTGGCCGGTGGGGGGATAGTCTGGGGGCCTACCGGGGGATACACAGACCTCTCTGGGTTCGGGAGCAACCCACTGCTGACCGGAGGAGCCCAGACGGAGGGCACCGGCCTCGTGTACGACGTCGGGACGGCTGGTTACAGGCCGTTCGATCAGCCCACCGGACTCGGACCGTCGGGTCCGATGCTCCCGACGACGGCCAGGTCTTTGTCCCCGATACAGCCAGGGGCCATGACGCCAGGCGGTGGAACGATCTTCAACACGGCGCAGCAGCAGCCGCCCAGTCCAGCCCCACAGCAGCCGGCAGCGCCTCCGGTGATACCGACCTTCACCCCCACGTCACCGCTCGGGCAGGCGATGTCGCGTCAGCGACGCCGCGCCGCGCCAGCTTTCCGCGCGCAGTCTGACCTCTACGGGTCGGCCGCGGCGCCAATGTTCTGAGGAGAAAACAGATGGCACACTACCCCGAACCGTCCCTGGCCTCGAGGCTCTCGGAGTCGAAGAAGAAGAAGATGAGGCCCTCCCTGGACGTGTCGGCCAGGGTCGACTTCTACGCCCCGCACGGCGAGACTCCGAGTTCCTGGAGGAAGGAAGAGCGGGACCGCCTGGAGAAGGAGATCAAGGAGACGGACAAGATCATCAAGAACTTCAACCCGAAGTCTGCCGCCGATCAGGTCCTCCGCTCCCTCAAGACGGACCTGGCGGTGAAGAAGGCCCGCCTCATGGAGGTCCAGGCCAAGATCAACGGGGGCAAGTGAGGACCGCATGGCGAAGAATGCGTCCCTGTCCGACAGGCTCACCGAGATGAAGATGCGCGGGAAGCTGCGCGGAAAGACTCGAAAGAAGGGGCTGAGCCAAGCCAAGGCGAAGGAGATCATGAGGCACGGGGAGGTCCGGGGGAGATCCCTGACCAAGAAGCAGCGCGGGCTGTTCGGACTCATCGCTGGGGGCAAGACCCCGACTAAGCAGTGATTGTTCTGTGCTAGACTCACACTTGTTGGGATAGAGGAGGTAAGAAGATGCCCGTAGAAGAGAAGGTCGAGGGAGAGGCCGCGGACAAGAAGTCCCCCGCCGGAGCGGCGGACCAGGCCAAGTCCGAGCCGACGAAGAGTCCGGCAACCTCGCAGGAGACGGACAAGGCGGACGAGACCGTCGACAACGGAGAGGAAGACCTCCAAGACGACGACGGCGGAGCCGACGACGACGACGAGGTCTTCACCGTCACCGCCGAGGACCTGACGGCCATCAAAGCGGACCCTCGGCTCAAGAGGGTCTACAAGAACCTGAGCAGGGCCGCCACCAAGAAGTTCCAGGCCATCGCCAGGGACTCGGAGGTCCTCGAACAGATCCGCGCGAACCCTCTCGAGGCCGCGAAGGCCATCGCCGCCCACGTGGGGCTCAGGGTGGTAGAAGACCAGAAGCCAGAAAAGGAGACGAAGGCGGTGGAGGACGCCATCACCGCCAAGATCGCCAAGCTGTACGGCGAGGAGTACGCCGCGGACGTCCGGTCGGTCATAGAGGAGGTGTCGCGCAGCGTCGTGGCCTCCGCCGTAGCGCCGCTACAAGCCAGAGCCGAGGAGCTCACCAGGAACGTACTGGACAGCAGCAGCGAGTCCGAGATCCAGGCGTTCAAGGCGTCCATGAAGGGCGCCGTCACCCCGGAAGTCGAGAAGCGGATGACCGAGCTGACTTACGAGATCGCCGCCGGGGAGCGGAGCACCCCGCAGGCATACCTCAAGAGGCTCTACCAGATCGCCAGCTCCGAACTGGGCGGGAAGAAGGCCACGGCGCAGGTGGCGGACAGGATCAAGAAGGCTGCGGAAGAGCAGGAGCCTAGCCGCGCGGCGTCGGAGTCGAAGGTCGCGGCTGACAGGGCGGAACAGCTCAAGGGGCTGTCCTTCGACGAGATGCTGGAGAAGGCTTTCGAAATGGCCTCCACCGAGCACCGCGGTACGGCCTAGTTCCAGCAGCTAGGTACTTGACGGCATCCTCATGGTCGTGGTAGCGTAAGCATTTGACCGCCGGCGCCAGCCGGAGGGTCTGAGCCGGAGCGAGAGAGACAGAGAGCGGAAGCGGCCAGCAGGCGACCGCGTGACACGCCGCCAGACCTGAAGCCGAGCCAACGCCCACAGGGCGCGCCGGCGGGGTCGAGGGCGGGAAAGACACGGAGCGGGAGCAGGCGCCGTCGCAGGAACAGCCCCACCGTCCCCGAGAGCCAACGCCCACAGGGCGCGCCGGCGGGAAGGTAGTCGGGCGACACGCAGCGACGTCAGAGCCAGGTAGTTCAGCAGGCGCGGGCAGTCCCTGGCGGGGGCTCCGCGCGAGCAGTTTTGTCCGCCCGCGTTAACTACTCTCTGACGAGAGGACTGACAGAATGCCTGCAACGACACTCACCCGGATCTACGATTCGGTCCTGACGACCACCCTCGACCTCATCCGTCCGGGTATCGAGGACCAGATCAGCACCGGGACCAAGCTGCTGTACTTCTACAAGAAGAAGGGCAACTGGAAGGGCGTCAGCTCCGGTGGGGCCAAGTACGCCGTTCCGCTGATGTACGAGCTCGTGGCCTCGGACTCCTACGCCGGCTACTCCCAGCTCGACACCACGCCGTTCGAGGGCGTGACCGACGCCTTCTTCGACTGGCGCCAGACCGCCAGCCACGTGACCATCTCTGGGCTGGAGGAGTTCCAGAACCGCGACGCCCAGGGGACCAGGGTCCTCGACCTGCTCAAGCTCCGCACCAAGCAGGCCCTCCTGGGGATCGAGGACTTCTTCGCCCAGACCTTGATGAGGGGCCAGGGCAAGAACGACACCACGTCCGTCACGTCCGCCTACGTCTCGCCCCTGAACGCCAGCGTGTTCATCGACCCGCTGCCACTGCTGATCAAGTTCGCCCCGACCACCTCGACCGTCATCGGCAGCATCAACCAGAACACCAACACCTGGTGGAGGAACCAGACCAAGAACGCCAACGGCGCCTCGTTCGCGGCCATCCTGAAGCAGCTGCGCGAGCTGTACACGCAGTGCTCCAAGGGCCCGGGAGGGTCTCCCGACGCCCACATCGTCGACCTGGGCACCTTCGACCTGTACGAGACCGCCCTCGCGGCCTCGCACCGCAACCCGGACTACCAGAAGGCCGACATCCCGTTCCAGAGCCTGCTCTTCAAGGGCAAGCCGGTCGTGGCCGAGGAGTTCACCGTGGACGTGCAGAACGGCTCCACGACCGTCACCAAGGGCTCGTGGTTCATGCTCAACACGCAGTTCTTGGGAGTGACCTTCGACAAAGAGCACAACTTCGCCCCGGGGCCGTTCATCCGGCCGGAGAACCAGGACGCGCGCACGGCCCAGATCCTCTGGTACGGCGTGCACTGGGTTTCGAACCGCAGGAAGCAGGGCGTGGCCGGGAACATCGACCTGACCGTGTCCTCGTAGTCGAACTGAGCAAAACGGCGGGGGCCAGAGCACCGGCCCCCGTTAACCCAACTCCGCGCGTCGGGTCAGAGCGTTGGGCGCGCGGGCAAGTGAAACGCTCATTGAGGAAGTGAACACATGCTGTTCCAGCGCATCAACCGCACCGACGCGGAGAAGGTCTTCTCGGTCCTGCAGAACGTCCAGGCGTCGACCATCTCCCAGGGGGCCATCGCCGTCCTCGACATCACGAGCTCGGTCAACGGGGTGAGGGTCAGCCAGGCCGCCGCCGCCACCCTCGGGCTGGCGGTCGGAGTCGCGGCAGAGTCCGTCGCTGACTCGGCCTTCGGCAAGTTCCAGGTCTACGGCTTCAACAGCCAGGTCTACGTCACCAACTCGACCAACAACTCGATCAACGCCGGTGACGTGCTGATCGCCGTGGCCAGCGCGAACCACCTGGCCTCCCTGGAGACCACCGCTGCCACCGGAGCCAACGGGTTCTTCTACGCCGCGGAGGACTTCGTGACCGCTACGACCCCGGCTGTGGCGCAAAAGAAGGCGTGGATCAGGGCCCTCTAGGGTAGCGCCTCGCCGCACGACAGGACGAAGCCGTCGGGAGACCTTCCGGGCCAGGCTCGGCGGTCTCCCGGCGGACACCCACTACCCCACTGAGGTGAACTGATGGCACTGTCAGACTGGCCGGGCCTGGTACAGCACCGGGTGTACACGAACGCTGATTCCGCGAACATCACGGTCAACCTCCCGGCCGCACTGCTTGGCTCCAACGTAACGATTCTCGCGACCCAAGCTGGGCTCGTCAGCGTCGTCCTAGCGTCGGGAGACAGCATCGTGAGCGGGTTCGGCGGAGAGACCATCAGCTCTGGCGACCAGGCCCCGCACCTCCGAAGCGGGGGCCACTCCGGGGCGGTCCTCCGTCTGGTCCCGGTGAGGAACAACGGCGACCCGGACGGTGGGCTGTGGCTAGCCGAGACCGAGAACTGGACGTAGGTGATGCCGGCCGCGTGCTGTGAACACTGCGACCAGGTCGACGCCGCGAGGGTGGAGATCCGGTACATCAAGGAGAAGGTGGACCAGGTAGCAGAGGCCGTGGAAGACCTCGGGGAGAAGTTCGTCTCTAAGGACGCCTTCGGGCCGGTCCAGAAGATAGCGTACGGACTAGTGGCTCTCCTGGGCGGAGCTATGCTGACCGCGGCCGCGACCCAGGCGGTGGCGGCCCTGAAGTCAGTGTCGGCCCTGTGGTAGACTCTTTTTATTGGAGGTCTTGAGCCATGCCGGAGAAGATGGGTTACGCGCACGACGTGAAGCCGGAGCCGAAGGTCCCGAGCGTCAAGGAGGAGTCTTACGACGACATGGGGGCGCCGGCTTCCGAGAAGTCCGGAGGGTCTTCATTCTCGAAGTACCTGAAGGAGGCCAAGGCCGAGTGCGACCGCGAGCACACGAAGCTCGACGGGGTGGCCACCAGGGAGAACAACGGCGGCATGAGCTACGGTGGTGGCCAGAGCCGCGACGCCGTCCGCAAGTACAGCGGCGGGAAGCTACCGGCGAACTACGGCAGCGAGAGCAAGACCGGCGACGACTACTGATCGGTCTCCCGGCTCACGGCCGGGACGTTGGGGAGATAGAGAGGTGAGGCGTGAGGGGTCTGCTCGTCGGGGCCGGGTCTAGGATTGGGTTCCCGCTCTACCCGGTCGGACTGGCTGAGCCAGACGAGCTGGTCAGGCTCGACGTGAACCCGGCTCACAACCCAGACGTCGTGTGGGACATGGAGAAGACCCCGTGGCCCCTGGAGTCGTACAGCTTCGACGTGGTCGGGGCGTTCGAGATCCTGGAGCACCTCGGGAGGCAGGGAGACGAGGTATCTTTCTTCTCCCACTTCTACGAGATATGGCGGATTCTCAAGAGCGGCGGGGTCTTGGTAGGCACCTGCCCGAGCTACAAGAGCATGTGGGCGTGGGGAGACCCCAGCCACAAGCGTGTCATCACGTCCGGGTCAATGACGTTCCTAGACCAGTCGAAGTACTCGGAGGTCGGGGTTACCCCGATGTCAGACTTCAGGCACTTGTGGAAGGGGGACTTCGTCGCTGAGCACGTGAAAGAGGGAGACGACTTCCTGGAGTTCGGTCTCAGGGCGGTCAAGCCGGCGAGGCTGACGAGGTGATCCACCTCCAACTGGAAAATGTCGGCGGCAGGTGCAACGCTGCGTGCACTTTCTGCCCGCTCACGGACAGGTCCTACTACGAAGTCCACGGGAGGCCGGCCGGGATCATGTCGTGGGAACTGTACACGAAGATCGTCGACGAGGCCGCCGGGTCCGACAAGATAGACCAGCTCTGCATCACGGGGCTAGGGGAGACCCTGCTCGACGCCATGCTCCCCAAGAGGATCAAGTACGCCAGGGAGAAGAGGCCGGACTGGTTCATCGACTACTACACCAACGGGTTCTCCCTTACCAGGAAAAAGTTCTTAGAGACCTCGGAGGCTGGAGTGTCGTGCGTCAGCGTCAGCCTCAACGCGGTCCGGGCGGACCAGCACGCGAAGATCATGGGCGTTTCGCCCAAGGTGTTCGACAGAGTAGTGCGCAACATAGAGGACGCGATAGGGTCAACCCCGAGGAGGGGACACCCACAAATCCAGGTCAAGGCCGTGATGGACGGGACCAACTTCACCAGCGACGACATGCGAAGCTTCTACTACCGGTGGGGTCACCGCAGCGGAGGTGGCTACGGGCAGGTAGTCCTGGAGTCCAACTGGGCCGGGGAGAACGAGAACGAGAGGACGGTGGACTACGCCGAGGCGTGCGGACGAGCCCTGGGGCAGATATACGTCACGTTCGACGGAATCGTGACGATGTGCTGCCTAGACCCGCTGGGAAACTTCGCCCGAGAAGCGACCGGACACCCGGACGGGTTCGGAGACCTGAAGGCGCAGAGCCTCCGAGACGTCTACTCGTCCGAGAAGTACTCCAAGTTTAGGGAAGACCACTTCAACAACCGAGCGGACACTTACGGAGCCTGCGCGAAGTGCACGAGGGTGTGAGGAACACATGAGTGAAGAAGAGCTGACCGGAGGGAACGTGTACGACTTCTACCGCTGCTCCCAGTGCCACGCCGTCATAACACGGCTCCAAGAACTTTCCGCCACGTGCAAGGGCGGGAGCGGACAGGCGTGCCCGTGCGGAGCTTCCCGGTACTCCCCGACCAATCCGGCCGGAGAGGCTCCTGACCTCGAGCCCGGGGCGGGAGCCTCGCTGTCGGTGGACGAAGCAAAGAGACTGTTCGACCTGGCGATGGACGGAGCCACGGACGAGTGGAGGAGGCCTAACGTCAGGGCTTTCGCGTGGCTAAGGTACAGGGGCGAAGCGTGAGGTTGGTACTGGCCAGGCCGTCCTACGGACCGATACCGACCACCCCGGCGAACTACCTCCTCGCGGCCGTCATGCACGCAGCGAACAGCGGGCACGAGTGGGTTGGCGCGGCGTGCCCGGACCGACTCGGCTACGCCGCTGCCCGAAACATGGTCGTCAAGACAGCCCTCATGTCTGAAGACTCCCCGGACGCCGTCGTGTGGGTTGACGACGACGTGGTGGTCCCGAAGCAGGCGATAGCCAGGCTCGCGGCGTACCTGTCTCAGGACACGTGCCCGTTAGGTAAAGCGCTGGACTTCGTGTCTGGGGTCTACTTCCAGAGGAGGCCGCCGCACCACCCGCTCTTCGGGAAGTTCGACGGAGAGGCGTTCCACTGGGCCAGGACGTGGTCCGAGAACTCCCTGGTTCTGGTCGGAGGGGTCGGGTTCGGGTTCTGCGCCACCTCCCTGAAGATGCTGAGGGCGGTGTCCGACCTCCCGGAGGTCAAGGAGGCCGGAGGCCCGTTCCAGTACGGGAAGTACAGCGAAGACCTGTCCTTCTGCATCTCGGCGGCCAAGGCCGGGTTCCCCCCGTACGTCGACACCGGAATTATGTGCGGGCACGAGGCGGACCCGCTAGTAGTGACTGTGGACACGTTCACCAAGCACAGGGACGGAGCCGAGGGCTCGTTCATCAGGGTTGAGGACGCGGGCGACAAGAGGTAAACTTAGAGCGGCCCGGCCATCGCCCGGCCTTGCAGAGGTACCAAGAATGGCGAACTACGACAACGCGTCCGCCCGAGCTACTGTCTACCTGAGGAAGAAGACCGAAGACGGGGGACTCCTGGAGCACCTCAAGTTCCGCACCGTGAGGTACAACTCCGACCTCCCCGGAGAGCCCCAGGTGTTCATCGAGCCGGTTTCCGACGTCCTCACTGGAGCCCTCGCGCAGGACTCCCACGGGGTCCCCGCCTCTGAGATCCCGATCGAGCGGGTCGAGGTGGTAGACTCGGTCCCGTTCAGCGACGTGGCCCGCTTCGACTGAGGGAGGGAAGTTGGGCCGTGACTCTCGGCGAGATCATAGACGATGTGCTGACGCGCATCGAGGAGGAGACCGGCTCGCCTAGCAGGTGGTCCAGGTCTGACGCGAGGGACAGCATCAACGACGGACTCGACGAGCTGTCGGACGCCACGGAGTTCTACGAGCGGACGGCGGTCTTCACGCTCAGGGCCAGGGCGGTCTACCACGACGTACGGACAGTAGGAGACGAGCCGTTCCTGCGTGTCTCCAGCATATACAACCCCGCCAGGAGCCGATGGATAGACGCCACGAACGTGCGCGACCTGGACGATTTCACGTCCCGTCAGTGGATCCGCAACGACGGAGAACCGGACCAGTGGTTCATGCGCGGCCTATGGTGGCTCGGGATATACCCGAGGTCTAGGTCCCAGGACAGCGTCCTTCATCTCAAGGGCAAAGCCCTCCACCCACACATGACCGACGAGACCGAGAGGCCGAGGCAGCTCCCGGAGGAGTACCACAGGACCCTTGTGGAGTACGCGGTCTACGACCTTCTAGCCAGGGACGACGAGACTGCCAAGGCCCTGGAGCACTTCTCCGAGTTCGAGAAGATGTCTAGGGAACTAGACAAGAGGGTCGCCAACAGGACCCAGATACCGATGAGGGGGCACTTCGGTACGAGATGAACTTAGATACTGCCACGGACAAGACCTTCAGGCAGCTGGAGGACGAGGCCCAGGAGGTGTGGACCAGCAGGGCTGAGGTCGGGGGCTACGTCCGGGACGGGTACGATCAACTCTGCCGCAGGACTCGCGCCGTCTGGGACGTGACGTACTCAGAAAACCTCCCGTACGCCGGCGACCACACCGGTCGGTTCGAAGAGCCGTTCGCAGTTTTGTTCCAGGGTCTCCTGTCTTTCACCGGAGGGGAGTGGGAGCGCGACTACGACTCGAACGGGGCAGGACCAGCGAACCACACCTCCCCGTGGGAGCGAGACCACATCGAGACCGACTTGTTCGTTCCGGCGACGGAGCTCCCGAACTCTCTCCTGGAGGTCGACAGGGTCACCTACGACGACTACCTCATCGGTCCGGTGCACTCGTCCAGAGTCAAGCGGGCGGACGGGAGGTACCTGTACACGGTCGGCCCGACCACCGCGTACGTGCTGGACGAGGACGGAGTGTTCGTTATCAGGAAAGTCCCCGTCCCGGACGGTAGGGCCGACACCTTCGAGCACAGCGGCACATACGGCACCCTGAGGAGGGCCTCCTCAGACGAGTTCGGCTCCGGTGAGCCGGTGCTCGGGTCCTGGGGAGGTCTGAGGCAGGCTCCAGAGCACTTCCCTGCCGGTCCAGGGAGAGGAACCCCCAGGAGGGTCTACAGGGACGGAAAGAACGTGCGCGTGGAGGTATTCCGAAGGGGCACCGACCCCGGGTCCGCGCAGTTCGAGATGCCAGACCACTACGTCCGCTACGTCGTGTTCTACGCGATGTCGAAAGCGCTCAAGAGAGAAGGTCCTGGGCAGAACCTCAAGATGGCGGGCCACTACATGGCTAGGTTCGAGTCCGGGGTGGCGAGGATCATCCGGAGGATGAGCCGGACCACTGCTGCTCGCGTGGGGCACTTCGGGCTGACGAAGCCGCGTCCGTTCCGCAAGCCGATCGTGCAGCTCCCGTGGCCGTACCCGCGTGTAAACTGGTAAGGAGGTTATTCCAAATGGCCTTGGTCTTTGAGACTTTGGTCGGAGAAGACATCGACCTGGGGACCGGGCAGGTCTCGAAGACTGCCCCCGGGGGAGGTACTCTCAACGGGACCCAGGTGTCGATAAGTACCCTAGGATTGAGCGGTGCGTCCACGTCCGCAGTCACGTCCACCTGGGACCCAGGCTCCGTCCCGGCGACGCAGGCGGTGACGAACACGGTCACGGTGCAGGGAGCACAACTCGGTGACTTAGTACTGACCTCGTTCAGCCTGAGCCTGGGCGGGCTCACTCTCTCGTCCTACGTGTCCTCGGCGAACACCGTCACGGTGGTCCTCAGTAACCACACCACCGCCGCGGTCGACCTATCCTCAGGGACGCTGAGAGTGCTGGTCCTGAGGCCGAGGTAGAGTCCGGGTGGCCATCAACACCATCTCGGCCACGCACGGCCCGGTGAACCAGTCCGCTCGCACTGAGCAGGTCACCTTCAAGGGCCGGGCCACCGGGAGCGGAGCGTTCTCTCCGACCCAAGACCGAGACTACCGGGTAGGGTTCGACTACGAGGTGGGGAATAATTTCACAGCTCCTCCCTTCGACAGCGAGGGACCGATCCTACTCTCCGACGGGTCGTTCGGGTTCTTCACCGTTACGATCTGCATCCCGAGCTCCGCCTGGGGAGAAGACTTCGAGTGGGTCCCCGGGCTGTCGTACTCGGGCTTCCTCACCGTGTCTGAGCTCGCGGCAGACAGGGGCCACGTCTTCCGTGCCAGAGGAACTCTGTACGTGTGCGACACTGGCGACTTCATCGCCACCCACACGGGAGGCCAGCTCGCCTTCAAGACCGACGCCGTCAACCTGACCTTCTCTGGCTCCCCGTCCACCAGCGGAGTGACCAACAGCCAGGCCACGCTGAGCCAGAGCTTCTTCCCGAACACGAACGAGTCCACGGCGACGGCGCTGTTCCAGTACAGGGTCCTCGGGGGCAGCACGTGGACAGAGACCGCCGGCCAGGTCTACTCGGGCTACTCGGTCCAGACTCGGCAGGTGACCGTCACCGGCCTGGTCGGGAGCACGACGTACGAGTACCGGCTGCGGGTCACCCGGACTACCAACAACGGGACGGACAACTTCGGGACCATAGGGACCTTCACGACTAGCCCGGACGCTCCTACCATAACCACGGTCGCTGCCAGCGGGGTTGGACACGACTCGGCCACGCTCAACGGGACCTCGAACCCGAACTCCATCAGCGTCAGGGTCAGGTTCGGCTGGGGGACCTCAGACGGAGGTGCGACCCCGGGGTCCTGGGCCAACCTGACGGCGTACCAGAACCTCACCGGATCCACCGAGAAGGCGTTCTTGCAGGCCCTGGCGGGACTCTCTGCTTCTACCACCTACTTCTTCAGGGCCTTCGTGGAGTGGCCGAGCCCTGGCTTCGCCAACGGAGCTTCCGGTTCGACCCTCAGCTTCACCACGGGAGCAGACCCAGGCGAGACGGCCCGCAGGCAGTCGTCACCGAGGATGGAGAGGTTCCGAGCGCAGTACGGCGTCGCCCGGACCTTGTACTTCTCCCTGGACGTCCCGGTGTCCGTCAACCCGGACGTGTTCGCCTCCGGGGCGTTCGCGTTCGAGGCCGGGGACGTGAGGATCAGCAAGGACGGAGCCGCTTTCGCCAACGCCACGAACCTCCCGGTACACGTTGGGGAGAAGCTATACTCCCTAGACCTCACCCCGGCCGAGACCGCCGCTACGGACGTACTGGTCATGATCCACGACGACGTCTTCGCTATCGTCCCGATATGCCAGGACCTCCACCTCCGGGTGGAGACCAGGCAGCGAGTCGGGCAGTTGGACCTCGACTACAGCGGAGTGGGAGGCTCGGCCTCAGCGATCAGGGCCAAGGCGTCTGCCGGAGGGAACTCTTTCGAAGGGGTGGCCCCGAGCGCGTCCGAGGTTCCGCGCGTCAAGGGCTACCTGGAGTCGATGGTCCTGAGGGTGGGGATCGCCCAGGGTGGGGCGGCCGGGACGATCACCCTGGACTCCGGGGCCAGCTCGTCCAACGACTTCTACAACGGCGCCGTGGTCGTGGTCGTGGCAGGGACCGGAGCTGGCCAGGCTCGCCTCGTGAAGGACTACACCGGGGCGTCCAGGATCGCGGACGTGAACCGGAGTTGGGTCGTCAACCCTGACTCGACGTCGGTGTTCGTCTTGATGCCTGGGGCCGAGATGTGGGACACGACCTACGCCGGGATCACCGGAGCGTCTACCACGACGGAGTTGTCCGCGGCGGTCGCTCCCGGGGGAGACGGCGGCGACAAGTTGCAGCAGTGCTTCCAGCGGTTCGCCTTCCAGCACGACAGGTCAGCGACCACCATCCAGCTCTACAAGTCGGACGCCGTTTTCCACAGCCAGCTCCCGACGGGGACGGTCTACGCGTCCACGTCAGTAAGCTTCGACGGGAGCAAGGAAGACATAGACCGGTTCGTCTCGTGAGGTAGAATAGCCACATGCCTAGGATGGAGATGTTCCAGGGCCAGTACGGGGTCGCCCGCACCCTGTACTTCTCGCTAGACCAGCCAGCCGCCACGGGCCCAAACGACTTCTACACCGGGACCGACGTGGTGGCGGCCGACTCCAGGGTGAGCAAGGACGGCGGCGCCTTCGCTCAGACCACCAACGCGGTGGTCACGACACTCGCCTCGGAGGGATTGTTCAGCCTGACCCTGACGGCCGGGGAGATGACGGCCACCGACGTCGTGGTCGTGCTCCAGGACGCCGGGAGTGCCTGGAGGGACCTCCACCTGCAGGTTGAGACCAAGCAGCGCCTCGGGCAGATCGACATCGACGCCTCGCAGATCGGGTCGTCGGCCTCGGCGATCAGGGCCAAGGCGTCCACTGGTGGCTACTCCTTCGAGGGCGTGGCCCCTAGCGCGTCTACCCTCCCGAGGATCAAGGGCTACCTGGAGTCGATGGTCCTGAGGGCCGGCATCCTGTCTGCCGGAGGAGGAACCTCCTTCACTCTTGAGAGCTCTCCGGCCCCACCGACCCAGGACGACTTCTTCAACGGGGGCCTGATACTGCTCACGGCAGGAACCGGAGCTGGACAAGCTCGCGTGATCACGGACTACGTTGGCTCCACCAGGGTCGGCACCGTGAACAGGGCGTGGACGGCCCCGGCCAGCGGGACCGAGTACGTGATCGTCCCTGGGGACGACGTGTGGAACATCGTGATCTCTGAGCTGGCGTCGTGGAGCGGAGCTCAGCTCACCGGCAGCACGACCGGAGAGAAGCTCCAGTTCTTGTTCCAGCGCCTCGCATTCAAGAGGGAGCACGACAAGGGCGTCAACACCCAGACCATGTACAAGGCCGACGGCACCACGGTCCTGACCAACGCGTCGACCTCAGACAGCGGGAACCTCCAGGTGGTCGGGGCACAGGACGGACCGTAAGGACCAATGACGGCCCAGAACCTCTTCAAGGCGCTGGGTGGGCACTCCTGGTTCCCGGACGCCGACTCCGTCGGGGCCCCGGAGGGCGCGCTCCTGCGGGCAGACAACGTAGTGCCAGACGAGGCCGGAGCCATGTCAGTCAGGCTCGGGACCGGGTCCGTCTACTCCGGACTGTTCCACCAGAGGGCCCACAGCCTCTACTCTGCCGAGATCGACGGGACCATACGGCGCCTGATGTGCGTCGACAACAACCTGTACCTGAACGGGGTGGACCAGAGCGTCGTGTTCGACGGGTCTGGTGACGTCTCGTTCGCAGACGACTCATACCAGGTGTTCGCGGCCCGCGGCACGGTGAAGAAGAAGTTTGACGGGTCCGCCCTAAGGAACTGGAGCATTGCTGCCCCGGTGGCCAAGCCGACCCTGACGGCGACCAACGCCGTCTTCTTCACCGTCGCTACTTTCCAGAACACCGAGAGTCCGGCGTTCGTGGTCAACGAGGGTACAGGCTCGTTCACTACCGGGTTCGACTCCACCGCGAACGGAGCCATCCGGCTAGCCCCGAACCCGACGACCGGGAGGGCGTCGGCGTCTAAGAAGTTCGCCTCTGACCAGAACATGCTCAACATCTCCGGGAGCATAGGAGGAGACACCGACCTGTTCGACATGTACACGTTCTTGGAAGACCCGCGCCGGGTCGACAAGGTCACGGTCATGTTCGGGCTGAACACCGGGGACGACCCGTTCCGAGACGACTACTACTACTTCGACTTCAGGATCAGGGAGGACGGAGAGGTCGACGTCAAGGACGAGACCGCCAACACGTCGATAGCCTACAGCGCGGCCGCGATAAAGACCGCCACCGCCCTCACCATCAGCGACGTGACTCAAGTCAGGACCCCAGCGGACGTGTCCCGCGTCCTGAAGAGGCTCCAGAGGTTCTCCGGGCCGAGAGCCCGGGCGAGACACGACGCCTCCGAGGCGTCCCCCGCCTGGACCCACTTCTCGGTCATGCGGGGGCAGTTCAAGAGGGTCGGCGGAACACAGGGGCGGGACTGGAAGACCGTTCGCGGATTCAAGGTCGTGTACACCGTGGTCCCGGGCTCCACGGCAGTGGCCCAGTTCGACAGCGCCGTGATCCAGGGAGGAGGAGCGCGGTCCCTGACGGGGAAGTACCGTGTCTGCTACAGGTTCGTCCGCGACACCGGGAACTACGTCGAGAAGTCCCCAGTGTCCCCGCTGTCGGACGAGATCGTGCTGACCCAGCAGGCGCTCAGGGTGACCATCCCGGCCGAGGCGGTCAACGCGGCCGACCCGCAGACGAACCAGATATGGATCTACCTGTTCGGTGGGTTCCTCGACACCTTCTATCGTTTCGCAGTGACAAGCAGCAACCCGTCCACCTCCACCCTGGCACTGGAGGAGACGGACCCGTCCGGAGACGGGTCGATAGACGCGGCCGACAGCATGAGGCACGCTGCGTACGAGCTGGCCATCGCCAGCTTCACGATCGACCCGACAGTGAGCGTCGACGTCCTGAAGGGCGAGATGGACGTTCTGGTAGAGAACATCGCACTGGAGCCAGGCGCCGTCGGGGCCCCGGATAACATCGTGGCCGTGGCCGGCCCGTGGGCGGGGAGGATGTTCGCCATCACCGAGGAGGGCTACGTCTACCCGAGCGCCTCCGACAGCCCGTCCAACTTCTCCCTGTACCACGTCCTAGACTTCAGGCCGTGGGGTGTCCCCAAGTGGGCGGTGAGGACGAACGGCGGGATCCTGGTGGGCATGACCAAGGACATAGTCCGGATAGGGGGAAGCGGCGACGAGAGCGCGGACAGGTCTGCGGTGGACATGTTCCCGGAGCCGCTCGGAGTAGGCAACCCCCCAGTGGACGAGTCGTACTACACCGACGGGAACTCGGTCGTCTACAGAGCCGCCGACGGACTGATGCAGGTCTCAGGCGTGACGACGACGGCCGTCCCAGAGACCCAGGTGTCTCTCCTGTGGAGGGGGAAGACGAGGCACGGGGTAGAGCCGCTCAACACGGTGAGCGGGAGGTTCCGCCTGGCGGTGGACAACCACATCTTGTACATGGTGGCCCCAGAGAGCAGCGACGTCGACTCCAACGTCGTGTGGAGGTTCATGTCGGGGCGCTGGTCGAGGACGGTCTACCCACACAAAATCCTGTCCCTGTTCAGAGAGCCGGACGGGAAGATGATAGCCGGTACGGACAACGGCAGGGTCCTGGAGCTGGAGTCGGGGACGCAGGACCTCGGTCTTGGGATCCCAGTCTCAATATTGACCGCGGTCGAGGACGGCGGCAGTCCGCTCTCCAGGAAGGACCCCTTCGACCTCCAGCTCCTCTGCAACACCGGCGGGACCTTCGGGGTGGTGGAAGTGCTGCTGGACGGGTCCATCACGGCCTCACTCAGCCAGTCTTTCCAGTCCAGCGGACTCGGGGTAGCGAGGGTGGACGTGTCGTCCCTGGCTCCGTTCTTCAGGGCGCAGCTCAGGATCTCTGGCACGTTCGGGTTCGGGTTCGTCCTGAACAACTTCAACCTGAGCTACAGGCAGAGGCCACAGCAGATGATGGCCCTGGACACCGGGGCCATCCTCCCGCAAGACAACGGCGACTTGACTTGGATTCAGGAAGTCGAGTGCGACTGCATATCGCCGGTGAACCTGGAGCTCGTGCCGTACAAGGACGACGTGGCGCAGTCCCCGCTCACCATCGCCGTCACTCCAAACCGGAGGAGCATGTACAGGAGGGTAATCCCGAGGGGCCTCAAGGCGCGCAGGCCGAGGCTGCTGATCAGGACGACCAACCCCAGCGGTACCGGAAACATAGGGTTCGAGCCGTACTCCGTCAGGGTCAGGACCAGGGGTTCTGGCAACGACAGGTCGGAGCACAAGTGGGTACAGGTCTGGCCGGTAGGGCAGCACGCCTAGCACCAGGAGGGCTCCAGGAGCCCCAGGATCGCCTGAGAGCGCCTGGCAGGGCCTGTCCCGGCTCCCACCCCTCTCCGTGGGATAGAAGCCGCCAGTCGGCCAGCAGCCCACTCTGCGAGGGGTCTTGATACTACCCACGGACGCACCGGTCTCCGTCCAGCGAGCGCTGAAGGACCTCGAGACCAGGATAAAACACCTTGAGCGGCCGGAGAGCCAAGACCAGCCGGTCGACGCAGAAGCTCGCCTGCTAGAGCTTGAGCGAGTCGCGAGGAACTTGTCCGTCAAGCCACAGTGGCAAGACCCGAACGACGTGTTCCCGGGGGGCCAGGTGAGCAAGGAGTCCCTGCTCTCCCAGTCCGTCGACGGGGGGGTGTCGTTAGACGCCGGAGGTTGGGACTTGAGGCTGACGTCAGCGCTCAAGCTGATCCTAGAGAGCGGATACGACATAAGACTGGTCCCAGGAGACGGGAGCACTCCGCCCACACCGACCGCAGACAGGGGTGGGGGGGCCGTGCAGAGCGCAAGCGGTCACCTCGGAGCAGTATTTCTCGACGGAGACGTGAACGTGCTGGGGACCCTGTTCGGAGCCGTGGACCAGTTCCGGCTGTCCGGGCAGAACGTCCTCGGGGTGGGGTTCTCGTCCGTGCAGGCGAACGTCTCCACGACCGAGACAGAAATGACCCGGTACGGGAAGATCATCGAAGCCGGCCTGTGCGCAGGCAGCAAGATACTAGTGCTTGGGGTCGTCTCTCTAGCCAACAACACGAACACCAAGACCGTGCGTCTGTATGTGGGGGGTGGGACTGGCGTGACCGTGTTCTCCTCAGCGTCCGCCGTAGCAGGCCACGTAGGGATCTTCTTCATGATCATCACGGTCAGGACTCCTACCGGGGGAGCCCTGCAGGGCTTCTACCTCAGGAACGCGGCCAGCGGCGCGGCTCCGGAGACTATCCTCAAGAACGACGTAGTAGGCACAGTGGACTGGAGGACCAACCAGCTCCTCAAGCTGACCGCCCAGGGCGGAGCGTCTACAGACGTGACTGTCGCTGACTACTCCGTGATGGTGTTCAGGGCCTCGGACGGGAGGCTAGTGTGAGCATGGAGTACCGCGCCCTGGGGCGCGACGAGTACGAGAAGATCCCGAGCGAAGCTCTCGACGGGATGAAGATGCCGGACACAGGGCTGGTGTTCGCGGCGGTAGACGAGGCTGGAGGAGTGGCCGCCATATGGGCTATGATACCTGTGGTGCACCTCGAGCCGTTGTGGATAAGTGCGGAGCACAGGAAGTCGCCGACCATCATACGGAGGCTCTGGAACTTGGTGTCCGACGCGATGTCCGCGATGGGGCTGAAGGCAGCGGTAGCCGTCATCTTGGACTCTAAGGTAGAAACCAGGAGGGTGGCGGACTGGCTCGGGGCCGAGGAGCTGCCTGGTCGAGTCTTCATGGTCACCCCGGGGAGGAAATAGAGATGCCGGCAGGAGCAGCAATACCCGCAGCAATCGGACTGGCAGGAGCAGGCGCCAGTGCCGTCGGAGCGCACCGCGCGAGGCAGCAGCAGCAGCAGCAGTTCAAGCAGCAGCAGCGCCAGTCCGGACTTGACCGCTCCGACCTCCAGCAGTTCCAGAACTTGGTATCTGGCCTGTTCGGCCTCCCGTTCCAGCAGCAGGTGACCGGCAAGTTCGGTCCTGGAGCTTACGGAGGTGGGATCGACACTGCTCTCGGGGTCGGGTCCGCAAGCCAGGGAGGGTCGGCCCTAGGCGGAGCGGTCGGCGGAGGGCCGCTGGGGGGACTCCTGTTCGGGCCGAGGACTTCCACGACCAGGACTTCCGGAGGCACGACGACGGACATGCTCACCGCCCCGGAGATAGCGGAGCAGTTCAAGCCGGACATATCGAACCTACAGCAGGTGCTCAGGGGCCGACTGTCCGAAGGCGGAGCTCTTCCGGCGGGGTTCGCCGAGACCAGGGCCCAGGACATCAACCGCGCCTTCGCCGGTCCGGAGGCTGCCGAGAGGAACAGGGCGGCCAGGCTAGGCGGAGGGCTCGGTCCGGTGAGCGCAGCCGGCCGAGAGCGCGCTGGAGCCCTGGCCCGGCTCCCAGTCGAACTGGAGGAGATGCGCAGGTCTCGGGAGACCGAGGACATCGGTCTGTCAGAGAGGCTCGCCCAGACGTTCGGGCTAGGCCAGAGGCAGCGGGGGACGACCAGGACTTCCGGACTCACTGAGGCGACCGGCCCGGCCGACATCGGGTCCATCCTGAGCGTCCTGGGACTGCTGGCTCCGCAGCCGCGCCCGATCGTACAGCCTCCTCCGGCAGGTCCCAGCCCGCTGGCTTCTGGTATAGGGGCCGGAGCCAACATCTTCTCCTCACTCTACCCGCTCTTCGGTGGAGGCGGAGGGATAGGAGGTGGAGTCCCTGGAGCCGCGACGCCCCCCCTCGGGGACCTCATGAGGGCAGGAGTCTTCCCGGGATAGCGGATGGCGACTCGTCCTCCCATCATCCCGTTCGCAGCCTACGGGACCCAGCGAGACCCGAGGGACTCCCTCGGTGGGGCGCTGAGCCACGCCTTCGGCTCGGTGTTCTTGGCGAGGCAGGAGAAAGAAGACCGGGAGAGGGAGAAGCAGGACCGTGAGTTCGACCAGGCGAAGAAGAAGCTGGAGATGGAGACGCTCCAGCACCGCCTCAGGGGGATGAAGCTGGGGGCCAAGATGGACGCCCTGGAGATGGCCACCCAGGGGGCGCTGGCGACAGGAGAGAGGGAGCTGTCCAGGGCCCCGCAAGAACTTGTCGAGGCCGCGACGAAGGAGAGGCAGTTCCCGGCCCCGGTAGGCCCCCCGTCCGAACTGGGGCTGCCAGCGCTCCCGAAGGTCCAGATCCCAGGAGTAGAGGAGTTCGGGATACAGCCCAGGGAAGCGAGCCCGGTCGAAGAGGCCCTCACCGCCAGGGTGTCGACCGAGCGCGAGGCCGCGAGGGCGTTCGCGGAGAGGCTGTTCCAGGAGGGGCAGGTAGCGGAAGAGAGGGCCAGGATCGAGGCGAAGTACAGGAAGCCTCCTAGCGTCGGGACGTTCAAGCCGGTGCTGGACAAGCAGACTGGAGAGACCGTCCTCAGGACGGATGAGCAGATCGCGTCAGACCCGGGGAGGTTCGGTCCGAAGCCAGAGCCCCAGAAGGGGACGGAGTTGGCCACCGCCGCCTGGGACAAGATCATCGCACAGGTCCCGGAGGGACAGGACGTCCCCACAGGAGAAGACTTCCTGAGGCTCATCCCGATCAGCGAGAGGAACCTGGTGAAGGGCATAGCCGACTACACCCTGGACCCGGCGAAGGTGGCGTCGATCAGGTCCGGAGAGAGGCAGCACATCATCGACATGACGAAGCAGTTCGACCCGAGCTTCGACATGAGCCAGTACCAGGCCAGGGCCGGATTCCTCAAGGAGCTGAAGTCCAGCCGAAGGGGGACGGCCGGAGGAAACATCATCTCTCTGGAGACGTCCGTAAAGCACCTCGCGGACCTGAAGAAGGCGTCGGACGAACTAGAGAACTTCCCGGTCCCGATCCTGAACAGGATCAAGAACGTCGGCCTGGCCCAGACCACAGGTGACCCAAGGCTGGCCTCGTTCAAGACCGCCGCGACTGGAGTCGAGGGCGAACTGGCGGCCGTGTTCAAGGGCATGGGTGCGACCGACCAGGAGATCAGGCAGTGGAGGGCCGTGTTCGACGCGTCGAACTCCCCGGCGCAGATCAGGGCCGCCATCCAGCAGGCGGTCAACCTTCTAGCCGGAAGGGTCGAGGCCATCCAGAACCAGTACGAGAGGGTAATGGGAGGACCACCGAAGGAACCTCTGCTGAAGAAGTCCACGCTCAAGAAGCTCGGAGACCTCGGGATCGACGTGAGCCACCTCCTTCCTGAATCAGAGGCGTTCGAGGTCGGCAGGTTCAAAGTCAGGGTGCCAGAAGCATCGGGGGCGGTCACCCCGAGAGGGGAGCTGTACGAAGTAGGACAATTCAAGGTCAGGGTGAAGCCCTAGATGCCAACCTACGAGGTGACATCTCCAGACGGGAGAGCGATCGAGATCACAGGGCCGACTCCGCCGACCCAGAGAGAACTGGAGAGGATCTTCTCTTCCGTCTATTTGAAAGACGTTGTGACCAAGCAGGCGGACGTCGCCGCTGGTCGTGCGTCGGAGCGGTCCAAGCCCGCGCGGAGCATAATCCCGGCAGCAGAAGAGCTGGCGTCCGGGGGGACGTCAGCACTGGAGTCTGTTGGACTGTCGTCTCCGACAGCTCGTGGCCTGACGAAGGGAGTGCTGGCGGCCGGACCTGACATAGCCAGGACGTTGTTCCCACAACTGGCGAGTGGCCTGCCGGGAGCAGCTATGAGGCTCGCCGAAGAAGCGGCCGAACCGACCAGTGGTGAAGAGGCCGGACAGTTGGCCGGACGCATCGGGACTAACGTCATCGCCACGTCGCCAGGCTTTGGGCTCGGGTCCGGAGCGACCGGAGTATTTCCTATGCTCGCCCGGGGGACCAAGATCGGCGCTACGGCCACCCTCGGAGGAATGGTCGGTTCAGACGTCGGAGGGAGGGTCGCCGGGACTCCCGGAGCGGTCGCTGGAGGACTGATCGGCGGCATTGCAGGAGGCAAGCTTGGGTCCGGGCGCGCTTCCGTGCCAGACATCGCTGAGGCTGTCCCAGGCAAGGTCGGGTATCTAGCTCGACTCTACAAATTGTTCTCACCGAAGAAAGCAGAACCTACTGTACCCGATCCGGGAACCCGCGAGTGGCTCATCCAGGAGTTCATGGCGGGGAGGGCTCGGTTCGGGCCCAGGAGCCCGCTCGGGGAGATGACAAGGGCCGAAGCTGAGGTGTGGGCAGGCAGGGCGCTGCAGGCAGAACGCCAGGGATTGACTGGTATGCAGGCCAGACCGCGCAGGACGGACACCGCCCCAACGATGAGGCCGACAGGGAAGCCGGCCAGGGAGGGAGCACCACCGGTCCAAGAGACTACCTCCCGCTCGGGCGCAGCCTCACGCGGAGGTGATCTGTTTGACGAGGCCGCACGTTTCGTTAGACGGGAGGGCCAAGCTACGAGCGGCATGCTTCAGCGCCGGTTCAGCATCGGCTTCTCCAAAGCCACTGATCTGCTAGATCGACTGGAGCGTGGCGGGATCGTAGGGCCAGCCACCGGAGACGCACCGCGCGTTGTAAATCCGTCTCTATCCCCACCGCTGGCTAAGGCAGCGCTCCCCGAACCGGCCCCATCTGTCCCAGCCGCCCCAGGGAAGGCGATGGAGGAGATGTTCGGAAGGGCGGCGGCTGCGACTCGCAGGGGCGAGAGCCCGAAGCCAAGCATCATGGACCTCTTCAGGACGGAGAGGTCACCCAAAGGTAGGCTGGTCCTGCCGGAGCGCCCCGGCCTGACCCCAGTCGAGAGGAGTGGCATCTCCTCCAAGGGGTTCAGGAGCTACGGCTACGACCCAGAGCAGAGGGTCATGGAAGTGGAGAGGCCGGACGGGTCCCTGTACAGGATCCACGGGGTGACCCCTAAAGAGGCCGCCGCCGTTGAGGGAGCCAAGAGTCGTGGCGCGGCGATACTAGCCCTGGAGAGAAAGTACCCGTCCACCAGAGAGGGGACGGCGCCTCCTTCTATAGAGGCCAAGTTCGCCGAGGTCGAGGCCGGAGCCAAGCCTGGCCCGCCCCTCCTCAAGTCCCTCTCCAGGAGACGGCCCCGCCCAAAAGGTCCAGCCCCCGCTGAGGGGGGCGAGCAGGTTGACCTCGAAGCGCAGCTCCGGGCGTCCATCGAGGCTGCGAAGAAGAACCGTCCGCTAGCTAAGATCACCCCTGAGCAGGCTGCCAAGCCAGGAGCTCAGGTGGTCGGGGCCGGGAAAGAACTGATACCTCCAGAGAAAGCCCTGAGCGCCTCCGCCGCGGAGGGTCTGTTCGCCGCTCCGCGCAAGTCTCCGTTGGTTGAAGACGTGACGGTTCCGCGCCCAAAATGGAACGAGTCTCCAGTCGAGGCCGTGTACAAGGTGCCGTGGCGCCAGGGTGGAGAGTACCAAGCACCAGGAGCTTCGTACGGCCAAACTCCTCCGAAGAAACTGCTGGCATCCTTCACGGATCCTGTCGGCTATACAGTCCGGATCGTGGGCGGAGTGAAGAAGGGCCAAGAGACGGCCATGGGAGTCCGCAGGTACGGGACCATACGAATCTACGATCCCGCGGGGAATAACGTGCGGTCAGGATACTTCATGGGCTGGCCTGAGCCTCACTGGAACATGAGCCTCAAGCATTACAACAGACTGCCCTGGGAGCGGAAGGCGCTGCTGGAAGTCATGGAGCAGGCCACCAGGTACAAGTCGCTGCGCGAGCAGTTCGAGAACCTGGCGCCGCCCTCCTACAGGAGGCTTGGAACTTTCGTTGGCGAATGGGAGCGCACTGAGGCCGACCGCTTCAGCAACATGCTCAACATCGCGCTCAACCGGATCCGCCCGAGGCTTAAGTTCGTCTTCGGAGAGACGAAGCCGACGAGGGTACGAATAGGGAAAAACGGCTCCACAGTCCCTCATTACGACAGGCGCTCCGACACGATCGTCTTCTCGCCGAAGTCGATCAGGGAAGGGACTCCTGAATATGTTGCGGACACCCTACTCCACGAACTCGCACACCAGAAGGCGACGCACGACTTCGGGACCAGTCTCCCAGGGAAAGAGAGTTTTGGACCGGCCACACTGTTCACCCAGAGAGGGAAGCAGATCATCGCCGAGCCAATGACCGAACATACCGACGTGAACCTCCCGAAGCGCCGCGGACTCTCGGCGACAGAATCAGCCTTCATGAACGCTTTCGAGGCTCTCAAGAACGATCCGATCGTGCAGAAGACGATACGCGAACTGATAGCGAACCTGAGACGCTCGGGGCTCTCCAAAGGTGGCCAAATCGTGCCCGGCCAGGCTTAGCTCCGGCCCGAACACGAGTGGACGGCAACGTCTGTCCAGTCCGTCCAAGAAGTAGGGTTGGCCGGGGCGCCAGGAGTCGAACCTGGACTGGCCGGGGGTCAAAGCCCCGCGCGCTGCCGTTACGCTACGCCCCGATAATCTGGTGCAGAGACCGAACCCCGCCTATCTGAACGGCGCACCTGACGTGAGCGCGTCCGCGCTTCCCTCTGGCCCGGACTCGGCTGGAGCACATCCTGCACCTCGGCTTCCCGCACAGGTCGCAGCGGCCAACAGTCGCCACCCCGCAGAAGCAGCGGAGCACCCTCCTCCTGGTACGTTCTGGGTGGGATCGTTGATCAGAAGTCAGGTCAGACCACGACACAGTCCTGTGAGACATCGAAACCTCTCTGGGCATGGTGGCATAGTGGAGAGCCAGGCGGGACTCGAACCCGCATAGAGCGATTTGCAGTCGCTTGCCTCGCCATTCGGCCACCGGCTCCACCTGCCGTCAACCACGACCCCTCGGTCTATCATCGGCTCGCGCCGACTCCCCGAGCGGTACGTCCCTTGCCTTGCCTTGCCGGGCCATGCCGCGCCTCGCCGCGCCGCGCCGCGCCGCGCCACATTTTCCGAAATCCTAGACGACGATCAACTCCCCCGTGCCGAACGCACAATCTTCGCAGAGCGGCAAAATCTTCGCCGGAGACCTCCAGAGCGCCGACATGGTCACCAGTCGGACGACCGGCACTCCTCCGCAGTCAGCACAAAGTGCCTCTGTAGGAGTGGCGGAGGCGGCGGGACTCGAACCCGCACGGCCCTCTTCGGGCCTCACGGCGCTTCCAACGCCGCTGCTTTCCGTTCGCCTCGCCTCCGAGGTGGAGGAAGATTGAGGAGTCGAACCCCTGGCGCTCACCGCGCCCCCATCGCCGCCTTCAAAGCGGCTTGCGGACCGTCCCGCGGAATCTTCCCCTTGTGTCGGACGACCCAGTCTGCGGAGTGACTGGCCGCCCACGCGTCTGGTTTCACTACGGCCTTGAAACCGTTGCCCATGACCATCCCCGCAAGCTCTTGGAGGTACTTGCTTGAAAGATTCTTTTCCTCAGGAGACGCGTCGATGTGGATCGACATCGGGTTCGGCCCGGCCTCCAGGGTCAGCGCTATCTCGACCGAGCGCCAGACTTCCTTCAGCAGCCTCTCTCGGAGCGAGACGATCCTGGTGACGGCCTCCCTGGAGTAAGAAACGCGCCCCCCCTTGCCCGGAGTATGGATCACTATGACTGTCACGAACTGGGTCCAGCGTCCGGTCTGTAGCGAGTCGGTACCCACGTGGACCACCTGACCACCGCTGGACGCCTCGCGGACCCACCGTGCTATGTCTTGGACCGGCTCCCCGCCCAGAGTTTTCCACCGACGTTCTGCCATGTCACCACTCTATCATCGAACCCTGCCCAGAGGCTCTCGGTCCCGTCCGTCAGTTTCCGGCTTGTGTGGCCAGCTCGCGGGCGAGCAAGGCGTCCACTCTGGCATCTTCCGCCTTCTCGGCTCTTGTCCTCTGTCGCCAAGGCTTCAGGCCGCACTTCGGGCACGGTGCGCACAGCCACGGGCGCGGGCAGCCGGGGCCAGGACTCATCCCGGTGCAGACTACGGCCCACTCGTCGTAACAGCAGCACTCTGACGGGCTGTCCTTGCGGACTCCGGACCAGCCGCAAGAGCACTTGACCCGGACCTTCATGCCTTGGTCACCCCCAGGAGGACTCTGTCTGGGGCCGACTTGGGCGAATCGTCCCCGACGAGGGTCTTCTTGAAGTAGACGTTCCCGGCCACGTGGTAGATCACGACCCCCTCGGCCGGCTTGAACCCGGATGCCGCCTCAGACCCGAGCTCAGCCAGGCAGGCCAGTTCGTCGTCAATCGCGTCCGTGCTGAAGGGACCCCTGTAGAGGATCGGCACGCTGTAGAGCGGGGGCTTGACGTCGGCCCAGCGGCTCACGTTGAATAGTGCGAAGCGCTTCTCTTTGAGTCCGTAGCCTCTCTGGATCCCAGCCCCGAACCACTCCCCGTAGTGTCGTCCCACCCCGAGGGTCTCGCGCAGCAAGGCTTCGTTTTCCTTGACCCACCGGGCGAAGCCGAAGTTGTCGTTCTCGGGGGAGATCCAGCGGTTCCTGCTCCCGGCCCGGACGGTCCCGTCATGATCTACTGCGACCTGGGCGTTCGTCCCGTCGATCTTCTCGGTTACGACGATCTCCCTCGACAGCCTCGCGATCTTCGGGAACTCCTCAAAGCCCGAGAACTCGTTGAAGCTAAGTGCGGACCCAGTCTCTTCCGTCATGGCTATATTCTCTCCCTCGTTAGTTTGGCGGAGAGTGCCGGATTCGAACCGGCCTAGCCAGGGATTCGAATCCCAGCCTTGACCCAAAGCAAACTCTCCGTACTTTTGTCTCCAGCTTCTCAGGTTCGGAGGGTCGGGGAATCGAACCCCGTTAGACCGCTTAGCAGGCGACCCGCTGTCCAACTGCGCACCCTCCAGTGTGGTCAGAACCGCTCCAGCTTCTCCACGACCCTGAGCTTGTTGTCCCGAGTCCAGGCGAGGCCCCGCCTCACCGTCTTCGTGATGGCCGAACTGGCGGCGCGCCTGCTACTGAAAAACATATTTGAGCAGGCTTCACTGCCCATTCCTCTCCACAGGCATCCGTCGATCCCCATGTTGAGGGGATGCCCGCCTTCCTCGACAACGACGTAGTACCTCCAGGAGCGACACTCGCTCTCTTTTGCCCTCAGGGCTTTACGAACGAGTTTCTGTCTCGCCTTGCTCATTATCAACCCCCCTTCGTACTGCCCACTCCTCGGGCATCCGTCGGTCCCCATGTTGAGTGGAGCGTGTTGCGCCATCTGCGTTTCATGAAGACCTCAACTGGCCGTCCCCAAACTGCGGCCCACGCTAGCGTGTTGGCCGTACCTCCCGAGAGCCCGTCCCAGAAGGCCGTCACCTTGTCGGCCATCCTGGCTATGACCGAGTTCCTGACCTTCGTGGCGATGTGGCCATACGAAGAGTAGTCGGGAGTCACCACGACCACCTCCAGGCCCCGCTTCCTGGCTGCATCCTCGGCCGCAGCATCGACTCCGCGAGCCCCTCCCGTGACCACCACCGTCTTGTCCGGTAGGGAGTCGATGTAGTCCTTCACGAGGTCCAGATACTTGAAGTTCCTCGAACCTACTACTGCCACCTTCACTCCGACCTCCCCACCGCTGCTAGCAGGAGGCCCATCCTTCAGCGCCATCCAGACAGCCTTGCGGTGTAGCCTTCAGAACCAAACTCGACCACGTTTTGTCTCCCTCCCAAACAATGGACCACGGTCGGGGAGTCGAACCCCGTTCTGGCCCCGATCTGGGGGAGCGGTTATAGGCCGCCCTGAGAACCGTCCTCCCACCGTGGATGAAACTGGAAGCCCGCCCCGGAGTCGAACCGAGATGGTCCGGCATTAGAAGTGCCGGCGGTGTCCACCACCAGCGGGCCTCCGTCACGACCCCCCGGTCTATCATCGGCGTGCGGCCGACTCCCCGAGGGTACGTCCCTTGCCTTCCCGCGCCTCGCCTAGCCCAGCCGGGCCGCGCCGCGCCCCGCCTCGCCGGGCCACGTTGGATGAAGATGGAGCCCCACCGGGGAGTCGAACCCCGCTTTGCCGGTTTAGGAAACCGGTTCGCGTCCGCCGCGAATGTGGAGCTCTGGAAGCCGCGGGCAGAGTCGAACTGCCATCTCAGGGTTCGTAGCCCTACGCCTTTCCGTTGGACCACGCGGCTTTGTGGACCCCGAGGCGGGACTCGAACCCGCATCTCCAGTTACGGCGTCAGGTTTCGGAGACCTGGCCGGTACTCGGGGAATCGTCCGGATCCGATCCTGACTCTTCGATTATGGCTCTGATTTCCGACCGGGGGCCTTTCCAGCACAACTCCTTCGCGATCTCAGTGACGGAGTAGCCCCTGTGGTAGAGGTCCAGCACAACGTCTGCCCGAGTGACGTGTTTCCCCATCAGAGAGAGTCCCTAGACCTTCCGGCGCTTCCGCTTCGAAGCAGAAACGTTGGCTCTTCGGGCAGCCCTGCGGGCGGCCCACCCGTGGCCCGCTTTAGGACCGCTGCGGCGGTGAAGCTCGCGGACGATGCGGAGTTCGCGCTTGCGCTTCTTTCCCTTCCTCTTGTGTGCCCACGCCATCTGCATGCTCTCCTGTTTGGTGGGGTCGGCGGGAGTCGAACCCGCATCAACTGCGTGAAAGGCAGCCCGCCTACCGTTAGCATACGACCCCGTTTCTGGAGCCACCCCGGGGAGTCGAACCCCGCTGGCTGAAGATACAAACCTCCGCCGGTCCCGTGACCGGGTGGCGTCTTGTCCCCCTTGAGAAGTGGTGGAGGCGGCGGGAGTCGAACCCGCGTCCCGACACGAACGACGCGACGAGTTGCACAGGCTTGTGTGCGTCAGTTGGCCGTGAGCGTCACCCCTTCACGGCGTTGGGGTACTGGTCCTCGCCGTCGTGACGCCGCTCCAGGCACTAGCGAGGGAGGAACCTGGGCGACGAGGCCGCCTAGGCGGCCTGCGGCAGAGCGTAGTCTGCGCTTGAGGTTTCCGGTCGAGATTTAGGAGGGAGACTCGGAGCCCCTCCGCCTGCACGTCACGCCGAAGCGCCCCGGTCGATACCGTTGCGCCCCCGTAGTGGTGCCCCCCCCCGGTGTCGCACCGGGCCCTCTTCGTCTTCAGCGAAGCGCTTCCACTGGGTTAGCTTGAGGAGCACTGCGGACTTCAGTTCTGGATCGCCTCCTGTCCGGCCTTGGCGATCTGTTCGAGGACCCACAGTTTGCGGCGCGGTGAGCGGGACGCCCACACTGGGAGATGTGAAGAAGCGCACCATTCTGGGTTGCTCGGCCTCGGTGGGCCGGGCCTTCTCCACGACCCCGAGCACGTACTTGAACTCATCACCCGAAATTTTGCGATCGAACCACAGTACCTGGGCTCGGGTACACAAGTAAATGAGTGGGCTGCTACTCAGCAGCGTCGCCCACACGTCCATCTTCCGGTAGGCGTCGAGCTGCTGCTTGGTCACTTGGGCGTTCACCACTTCGTGGCCCTCCTTCTCGCGTCCCAGCCTTCGTTCCACGCCTGCCGTCTGATCTCGTCAAGAGCGGTGATGACCTCCGCACACCACTGGCACACCGGCGCCTGAGAGCCTACCGGGCAGGTACAGCTCGTCCCCCCAAAGCGGCCGATGAAGCTCGTGTCCCCGTTGGCCCTCTCGCAGTTACTCATTCCTCCCCCCTCTCGCGTTTCAGTCCTGATATTCCGTCAAGGAATACCGCTCGGCGGAGCTCAGCTTCTTTGCCGGGACGAACCCGATCGTCCTGGTCCTGTTGTCGGTCTTCAGGACCCACGCCAACTCCTGCATGTCCTGGAGGGAGGGCTGCGCGCTGTCTCTGTAAGCGTTGCAGCTGGTGACCTTGAACCTGATCCGGTCCCCACCGCCGGACAGCCGGTCCCCACCGCCGGACAGAGCGCCGCACTCGATGATCTCTTCGTCGAGAGCTTGGCCCCGGATAATCGTCGCCCTCTTGCACGAGAGGCAGAGCGACTTCTCGTCGGAAGACGCGGTGCCACCAAAGACTTTGATACTGATCGACACTTAGCTCCTATTTTGTGGAGCCGGCCCGGGGAGTCGAACCCACGCCCTGCTGCTTACGGGGCAGTTTGGCCACCTCGGCCTGACCGGCGGTTGGTCCACGGAGCGAGAATCGAACTCACATTGCGCGGTTATCGGCCGCGCGTCCTACCTTTGGACGATCCGTGGAATCCGTATGGTGGGACCGGTCGGAATCGAACCGACGTTGTTCCGCTTAAAAGGCGGGCGCAACCCATCTTTTGCTACGGTCCCCCGAATTTCCGACCCCCCGGTCTATCATCGGAGTGCGGCCGACTCCCCGAAGGTACGTCCCTTGCCGTGCCGCGCCTTGCCGAGCTACGCCGAGCCGCGCCCCGCCCCGCCACGGTACGATTGAAAACCTCTGGCAGTTGGCTGGGGGCGGCGGACTCGAACCGCCATGACGCCGGTAACAGCGGCGCATCCTACCATTGAATGATCCCCCAGTTTGGCTGCGGCGGAGGGAGTCGAACCCCCATTGACGTCGGTTCAGAGCCGACCGCACTTCCGTTGTGCTACACCGCAGTAAGGTGTGCGGTTTCTACACGCTGGCCGAGAACTCAGGAGAATGATTCCTGCACCTCCGGGAGATTCTCACTCCCGCAGGCCATACGTACCGCACGAGGTCGTCTCACTTCATTGACCTAGGAATGAAGCAGGGCGGGGCCGCGGTCCGGATCCTCGCGCCCTTTGACTGGTAAAGCGCTCCCCGTGTTCGCAGCTTTCAGTCTGGAGCCACCCGCCACGGCTCCACCGCTCAGTGCGTCGTTGGTTATTGGTCGGGCCCACGAGACTCGAACTCGCATTTCCTCGGCCCCCAGCCGAGTGCTCTGCCGTTGAGCTAAGGCCCGATGGTCGGGGACAGGAGAGTCGAACTCCCGCGACGGCGTTCCAAACGCCGGATGCTTCCGTTACATCAATCCCCGGATGCAGACTGAGATTTTGGTTGGAGAGGAGGGAGTCGGACCCTCGCCACCGGCTTCCGACGCCGGGATGCTACCGTAACACTTCTCCCCAATGGAGGGTCGCTGGGGACTCGAACCCCACCCGGCAGGGACACAACCTGCCATGCTTCCTCAACACTCGCGACCCAGCGGCCCGGAGGCTTGACCATCTCCGGGCTCCTCGTGGCTAATCGGGTGTCGACCCCCGACGTCTCGGCCACAGAGCAGCCGGCGAGCAGAACGCCGCGCTTGGCATCGCGACGCCTCCGGCCTGCCCTCCGGCTTCTCTCTGACCGAGTTGTGGTGGTAGCCGGTGAGGGAATCGAACCCCCATGAGCGGTTTGTAGGACCGCCGTCCTTCCTTTGAACGAACCGGCTCGTTGGTCGCAGGGGTGGGATTCGAACCCTACTAGCGCCAGGCTTATGAGACCTGCGTTCCTACCAAGGAACTTCCCTGCGATGGGAGCGGACCCGGGAGTCGAACCCGGTATCTTCAGCTTATGAGGCTGACGTGGTTTATGTGTCCGTGCCCACTCGTCCGCGTCTGGTACCGCCGCCGAGGATCGAACTCGGACCACCGCCTTGAGAGGACGGTCGCCTTCCATTAGCGTACGGCGGCTTAGAAAGCCGGGGCCCTCACCCGGCGGTTGCGACAGGCGGCGGCAGGTAAGCGTTGGGGGTTTCTCACTCCCCGCGGCAGCTCTCTCCGCCCAGGTCTCGGGTCCGGCTGCGAACGCGACCTCCACCTCGCAGGAGTGGAGAAAGGAGCGGCGGCCTCCTGGCGGGAATTGCGCACCTGCCTTGGAGCCGCACCGGCCAGGTCGCTCGGCCGCGGTGAAGAAATGGTGGACAGCCGGAGATTCAAACTCCGTCCTAGTGGGTGCAAACCACTCGTGCTCTCGTTAACACTAGCCGCCCAGTACAGTCGGTACCACTTTGGCGGGGACGACGGGACTCGAACCCGCGCCCTCTGCGCTGACAACGCAGTGATCCTAGCCCGCAGGATCTACGTCCCCTCCAGAGTGGTCCATCCCCAGGGATTCGAACCCTGATCTCACGGGATTGAGCCGTGCGCGTCTGCCATTTGCGCCAGGGATGGTATGGTCGCCGCCGTGGGAGTCGAACCCACGCTTGACCCGTGTTTAAGACGGGGCCTCTGCCATCTGGGCTAGGCGGCGAGTGGTGCGCGGAGTGGGAGTCGAACCCACAGACCACTGCTTCTAAGGCAGTGAGGTTTGCCAGTTACCGTCACCCGCGCGCGTCTTAGTTAACAGCGAGCGCCGGACCAACAGCCCCAGGAAGTCGAAGGCCAGCTCGCCGTTCGTCTCAATTAACTCCTGCCCTTCCGTTTAAAGGTGTAGCGCCGTGGGTCCGGTACAGCGCCCTCGACTTTTAACTAGCGACAGCCCCGCTCTTCTCTGGCGTCGGACCTGCCCGACTCCTCGTACAACCACTTCTTTAGGTACACGTGGACCGGGTGTCCCGTCTTGCGGCGGTGCTCCCTGGCGGCCGCGGACACGATGTCCCTGTCTCTGGAGTACGACGCGTACTCCCTGTCCGGGTGTTTGTCCCTGGTCAGCCAGCAGTATGCACACTCGTACACGTACTCGTCGTATAGGCTCTCGAGGTCCATGTCCTTCGTCGGGTCCATTCTCATCTCTCGTTTCTGAATTTGGTCCCCAGGGGGCGACTCGAACGCCCACCTTCGCCGGGTCTGAGCCGACGCTCTCTGCCTGATTGGAGTACCTGGGGGATGGTCTGCCCGGGGGGACTCGAACCCCTATTAGCCTGGCTTCTCGGACCAGGGTGTCTGCCATTCCACCACGAGCAGATGGTCCACCGCCGGGGGCTCGAACCCCGACCTCTCGCGTTAAGAGCGCGACGTGCTGCCGCTAGCACCTGCGGTGGTTTAGTGGAGCTCTCACCGGGTCCTGCCCCGGACTTTCGCCTTACCAAGGCGACGGTCTGCTGTTGATCCTACGAGAGCGAGTAGCCAGCGGCACTCGCCCTAGGACGAGCCCGCACCTGCGCGCGGTTCCTGGCCCGGGCCAGGCGCCTCTCAGCCCTGCTGGATGGGCTGCTTGGAGCGACGCCGGGGAGTCGAACCCCGCGTTCCCAGTTTGGAAGACTGGAGCCTTACCGCCCGGCCCGCGTCGCATTAGTTGGTGGGCGCCGCAGGGATCGAACCTGCCGTGATCCCCCATCAGGGGGCGCCTGGTTTACAGCCAGGTGGGACTCCTTTGTCCCGTGACGCCCTTGAGCAGCGCTCCACACTAGCGCCGCCTTTTCTTCTTCGCTCAGTTTTCAAAGATGTCCCCCGGCCACGCCTGGTGCCGGCTCCAGCTTCCGGCCGGCTCTCGGCAGATTCAATACCGCCGAGCCACGACCCCTCGGTCTATCATCGGCCGCGCCGACTCCCCGAAGGTACGTCCCTTGCCTTGCCGGGCCATGCCTCGCCTAGCCACGCCTCGCCCCGCCCCGCCTGGCTCTGCCTCGCTACGCGATTGAGTCTTTCCAGTTGGCGGGGGACCTGGGGGTCGAACCCAGACTGAGGGATTTGGAGGCCCTCCGGCTGCCGTTACCTCAGCCCCCCCGACGACGGCTGATCATATACCGCCGGAGAGATGCTGTCAATCAACTTTTTCAAGTCTTCGATCTCGTCCAGCGCCGTCACGAGTCTCTGGCACAGCTCGACCCGCGCGATGTCTCCCCTCATTAGGTACATGACTCTCTCGTCGAAGAGGGAGGCCATGCCTCCAGTTTACTCTTCTCTCTAGAAGACTATCCCGTGGTGGTAGAGGAGTTCGGCCCAGGACGCGACCCGGACCCCGTCGCGGCATTCTCGGTTCCAGGAACGGTCGAAGAGGTAGGCGGTCTTCCCGGCGGCGCAGATGTCCGAGACGTTGTTCGGCATGTCGTCGACGTACCAGTCGCACTCGACGTTGGCCTTGTTGGCACCCTGGCCTAGGACGTGGACTTCCTTCGCCGGGATCTTGTGGTATGACAGCCAGTCCAGGGTGTCGACCCTGGCCGAGTCCGGCCTGGTCGTGATAATGACCAAGTTGTGGCCCTTCCTGTCCAGCGTCCGCAGCGCCTCGATGCTCCCCCGGTAGAGGTTCCCGTGGCGGAAGAGTCCGAGCTTCACGCCCTCAGTCCACAGCCACTCCCAGTGGACCGCGTGTACGGAGTCCTTTATGTGGTTCCACCTCGTGGTCACGTCGAGGGAGTAGCCGAAGCTGTGCGACAGCAGGAACTTCGCGGAAGAATCCCAGTCGTAGCAGACCCCGTCGAGGTCGATCCCGGCCCGTTTCCGGCTCATGTCCCCAGGCCAGACTCGCCCCTCAGGACCGACATCGCCTCGTAGACGTACTGCAAGGTCTCCGGCGACTGGACCGCGAGCTCCAGTAGCCGCAGGGCCTTACGGCGCTGCCAGTCTGCGGTGAAAACGTAGCTGGCGAAATCGAGGACTTCTTCTTTGGCGAAGCTCAGGTTGTCTTTTCGCCATAAGTTCCCGCCGTGCTCGGCCTGACCCCGGTTGTATTTTTCCCGATACGCTGCCGAGAACTCTTCGACGATTGATTCACGATGTTCTTCCGGTGATTCGAAATTCAACTCATCCCTCCCGTCAAGAACCTAGTTTCCCTCGGTCAATAATCAGTCCCGCGTCGGACCGACTCCCCGAGGGTACGTCCCTTGCCTTGCCGTGCCGTGCCGTGCCGTGCCTCGCCGCGCCGTGCCTCGCCACGCCGTGCACTGCCGCGGTTACGAAAACTTGTTCTGCCACCCTGTTCAAAAACGTTCTGCTGCCCGAGTCGGACTGTACGCCCTGTACATCAGCTTCGGGTTCCGGCTGGACCACGGCTGACCGAAGATGTCCGGGTCGAGGTGGATCCCGGTCCAGGCCGTCCCGGTGTTCCCGTCCGGGTAGGTCACGGACTGCCGGGTGTTCCCCAGGATCAGCCCGGGGTAGCCCCGGGAGCACATCGCCACCCAGCCCTGGAGGTTCTCTTCTTCAGCGTCGTTCAATGCTCACCGGTTGTCTTGTCGGACGAAGTTGTTTCATGAAATAACCACCCGTCCCACATGCATCTCTTGCACGGTCGTGGCCAGTGCGAGTCCGCTCTTGGTGCAGGTTACTAGCTGCATCAACTCAACGTGGCGCATCGCCACATGCGCTTCGCCAGACCCCGGCGTCTGAGCTTCGGGTCTACCCACGTTCCGGCAGAGACCGCCTCCCCGTCTTCGTCGAACCATCGGACAAAGCCCACTAGCCTACCGCTACGAGTAGCTACGATCGCGTCCGTGGCATCCCCACACTGAGAGAGCAGTCGGCGTGCGGAGCGGCTCTCAACCATCCCCTCGACAACGTAGTGTGGAGCCGTCACGCGCCGCAGCCGGATCTTCTTCACGCGCCGACCTTCCTCCGACCCTTCTCGATGTACCGGATGGCCACGTAGTGCCCGAGCAGAGACCCCAGCACCGTGAAGGTCGTGTAGAACGCACCGAGCCCGACGGCAGGCCAGAGCGTGGCCGCCTTCATGGCCGACACGATACTTTCGATTAGGAAAAATTGACTCAGGATCCACACCCCGTTGGAGCCGACCGCCGCCACCGCGTGCCACGCGTAGCTACCGGAGTTCCTGGCCCTGCTGACCAGGGTGAAAGACAAGTTCTGCGTCAACAAGATCGCTGCCCACAGCCCACACCGCCCACTTCATAGCCGAACCTCCCTTTGCCTTGCCAATCCTCGCCGAGCCAAGCCGCGCAATGCCGCGGTTACGAAATCTCCTTGAATTTGACCAGTACGAAAGTCCCGAAGAATGGCCGGAACGTCCCCAGGCCGATCTTCTGGGCCAGCTCGAAGACGTTCTTCAGTGTGTCGTAGGAGACGTCGGGGTGCTTGGTCCAGCCGATCTCGAAGTCGATCGCCCACGGAAGCCTGACGAACGGCCGCTCCTTGGGGACGGGGACTCCGTTCTTTACTCTGGCTACGTCGCGCCGGACTCCGAACTGACCATCGAACTTCCCGGCCCAGACGAGGGGCTTGTCGCCCTCCCCCAGCAGCGGGATGTCGGCCGGCGTGATCTCCAGGTTCGACCCCAGGGCCTGACCGACCTGTCGTCCGCTCCGGCCCATCAGGAGCTTGCATACAGACTTGGTGTTCTCTGCGGATAACATTGAATTCAAGTTGAACGCCGGGATCACCAGAGTCTTGCCGTCAGGACCAAAGTAGAACTTGTCCTGCGCCGGAAGCTTCGTCTTGTTGTCTCCGGCGTACCGGTCGAACAGGATCGGCTTGTTGCCCTCGAACCGTACCGCGTACTTCTTGGAGTCGTTACTCATCACATACTCTCTCTCTCTCTCTCAAATCCATAACCCCCTCGGTCTATCATCGGCTCGCGCCGACTCCCCGAGGGTACGTCCCTTGCCTTGCCACGCCGAGCCACGCCTCGCCAAGCCTTGCCACGCCTAGCCGCGATTCGATCTCAATACGACTCGTAAAACCCGATCAAGTCCTCCCCGTAAATTAAGGCCAACCGCTCCCTCTGGAGGTCCGCTATCTCCTGGGTGGTAGAAGCTCCAGACCTCAGCGCCTCGTCGATCCTGTCCTCCAGCTGCGCCAGCGCGGCCTCGTCGATGATCCGCTTCTTTGGTCTGGTATCCTCCCTGGACGGCGGCTCCAACTTGGTGGGCTCGAACCGCTCGATGTAGTCTGACCTGAGAGACTCCGGTTTCTCACGAGGGATCACGACTGCACCTCCGGCTCTGGGTCGACCAGCACGAAGTCGTCCAGGTTCGTGTCGACCCAGGGTCTCGGCTCGTCGTCGATCGTCCCCTTCACCCCCTGGGCCGCGGACAGCGTCCACTTCATCAGTTCCCGGTCGTCGGTGAACTCCTCGCCGATGCCCCGGATTTTTTCGCCTGACACGACGATCCTGCGCGAGTGGCCCTCCTGGAGCACTTTCAGCTTGACCACCATGTGCCCCGGGACTATCGGAGGGTACTGCTTCTCTTCGGCGTAGCCCGACCGAGAGTCGTAGGCCGACCCGCAGACGAACCCGTAGAGTCGCTTCCACTCCACCCGGAACGACTCGTGATTCACCCACGCGACCAGGCGCTCAGGGACCTCGGCCAACATGTGAGTGTGGGCCGTCAGTGTCACGTCCGCCATGGAGTAAGCCTCGGGCTTCTTGGCCGCGTTGAACTTCCCCCCGACGCTGACCGACGACGAAGACCCGTGGTGCACGTAGACCGAGACGGGGACTCCCGGCCCGGCGTCTGGTCTGAGCTCGATGGTCCCGAACGACGAGACCCCGAGGTACGGTACTACGATCCTGGAGCAGAGCATCTCGTCCCACCCGAGGCCGGTCTCCCTGTCGATCCGGTTGCCATGATTACCCCTGATCCCGAACAAGCCCTTGTCCTTGACGTGAGCCAACAGTGCAGCCACCGTGCGGAGCTGCTCTCCGGGGTTCATGAGCTGCTCGTAGATGTTGCCCTTGGAGTTCTTCAGGGCGCACTCCCCGCCGTCACCGAGGTAGATCCACCTGGCTAGCGGGTCCTCCCGGATCAGTTTCAGTACGTGCCTTATGAACCCCTCCGACGACTGCCTGGCTCCGATGTGCCAGCAAGGCAACGGGTAGAGGTGGACTTCGTCGCCGGGCACCACGAACCTGAAGTATCTCAACCCAAGTCCTCCTTCCCACCACAGCGACGCCCAGACTTCGCCCCTTTGGTGCCGAACTCCTTCGCTAGTTTGACTGCTTCTTCGAAGAAGACCTCGAGCCTCTCCATCGACTTCCGCATGGCTCGGAGTTCTGCGAGGACGTTCCCCAGTGACTCGGACTCCCCCACCGGGTAGGCTCTCCCCACGGAATACGGCGGGTACTCTTTCACGGCCCACTCCTCCTCTGTCCCAACCCGAGAGACTTTAACACCTTCAGGATCAGTTGTCTAGCGGACTGCGACCCGCACGGCCTGCACCCCGTAGTTTTCCAGAAGGCAGCCTTCGCCCTCCGCCACCACGACTTGCGGCAGGGAGTGCAGAGCCACGCGCCGCACCGGTGGCAGTACCTTACCGGAGCCCGCTCTCGGCAGATGTTGCAGTCCCTTATGACCAAGTGCCTGAGCGGGTCCGTCACTTCCCACGCACGAGTACCGGGCCGTCATAGACCTGGGCGCAAGACCCGAGCAGTATTTGGCCCTGGGAGTTGTACCGGACCTCGTTCCCGGCCCTCTGGTCGCAGAGCCAGATCCGTCCGTCGTGTCGGTCTACCACCAAGCAGTACTCCTCGTGGCGGGCGTTGACCAGTACGTAGCGGTACTCCTCGGGGTCTGACCTGTCCCGGTCGGCCAGGACGACGACGGGTTTGTTCTTGGAGTTCCAGTGGACGGGCTGCTCTCCGGCGAACGCAGCGGCCGAGAGCGACATTACCAACGCCAGTGACCGCATCCTAGACCACCCTGAACCTCGCCTGCTGGGTGCTGACCGTCTTCTCTCCGAGCTTGAAGCGTACCACCACCTGGTGGTCTCCGGGGACGTAGTTCCTGATGAACCTCCACACGCGTTGCAGCTCGTACTCTTCGCGGCACTCTTCCGGCTCTCGGCTGTTGTCCACGCAGAGCTCGTACCTGGACTGCTGCCTCAGGTAGTCGTCCCACGCCGGGCAGTCTGAGTCTTGGGAGCTCGGCTTGGTGCCGTCTCCGAGGTCGAACTCCGCGTGGACGCAGTAGTTCTCCTCGGTGACGTCTCCCTTGATCTCGGCCACCACCATGACCGTCGAGTAGCCTTTCGGGCCGGCCAGGTTGACCCTGCCGTGGACCCTGACCTGGTACTGGTCCGGCTTCCCGTGGGCCGTCGCCGCCAGGATCGTGGCCGCGACAAGCGCCGTCGTTGTTCTCATCATTCTTCCCCCTTCGACTTGGCCGGGCAGAAGTAGCAGTTCCCGTCCCGGTCGAAGTCGTGCTCCTTCCTCTTCCGTCCCGACCTAGACTTACACTTCGCCCCTCGCTCGCCTTTAAACCGGGCGTACCGTCCGCCCCTCTCGTTTGGCAAGATGGTGGGCTTCTTGGCCAGCCTCGGAGCCCACTCGTGGTCAGAGGAAGAACCCATGTGGCTATTCTACACCTAGGCTCCGCTCAGGTAGTCCGCGCAGATCAGCTCGAGGGCCCTGCCGTCTGGGATCGAGTCCTCGCCCTCCCGCTCTCGGAGTGACTTCAGGGCCTCCCGTATAGTCTGAGCTTGGTCCTCCGTGGCCCGGAACGATACCATCTCTGGCCTGTCGCCGCCCCCCCACTCGTGGGAAGCTCTCCACTCCTCCGGAGACTTCCCGTCCAGCAGGGCCTTGACCTCTTCCGGGTCGAACCCGAGGAGGAGGCGCCGGTCTTCCTGGATCTCCCTGAAGTGCTCCCCGAGGGCGTCGTAGTCCCACTCGCTGAGGAGTCCGGTCTGGTTGTCGGCGATGGCGTACTCGCGCGCTTGATCGGAGGTGAGGTCGCTCGCGTAGACCACCCTGACGTGCGTCCAACCCAGCTCCTCGGCGGCCTGGTGCAGCCCGTTGCCGGCGACCACCAGCCCGTCCCTGACGACGATGGGCTTCCGCTGGCCGAACTCAGACAGAGACGTCTTGATCGCGTCCAAGCTGCGTCGGGAGTGCTTCCTGGCGTTCTTCGGGTCTCGCTTCAGAGAAGCGATCTCTACTAGGGCTAGTTCCAGACCGGGGCCTTTCCAGTTCATGACCGCCTGGACTCTGACTCGTCGAAGTAGCGCCTACCCTGGAACCCCCGCATCGGGATCGGCTCGATGTCGTGGATCTTCGTGGCCATAAAGATCTTCGCCCCCCCCACCACAGTCATGCGGTTCACTTCGTGGAAGGCCCGCACCGCGCCCTCCCACACGAAGTAGATCCTCCGTGGTATCTCCTTAGGCAGCCTCCCGACCTTCCAGAAGTAGTTAAACGCCTCACCTCTGGAGACCGCACGCTCTACTATCGCCTCTTCTGCTGCGACTGCTTCGAGCCTACTCTTTGGAATCGTGACGACGATGTCCCTCATGCTCCCCTCCTGGGCTCTTCGATCAAGTTGGACACCGCCCTTCGTGCCCTGGCCGCGCTCCCCCTCTTGTTCCACACTCGGCACCTCCCGCTTGGGTGTGGGAGCACCAGGACGCTGCCGTACTTCTTGAACGGAGTCGACGGCAGTCCGAACGCGGCGGCGACCTTGGCCCCCAGCAAGATTACCGGGGCTCCACTCAGGACGCGGTCCGTCATGATCTTGGAAGCCTCTGCCCGGGCTTCCTTCCAGGCCCACGCCCCGCCGCACAAGTTCACCCGAGAGAACTTCCGGACGTACTCTCCGCAAGTGAGACCGAGGATCTTCCTCAGCCTGTCCCCAGACCTCCCTGCCGGGAGGGGGTAGAGGGCGAACACGGGGTCACTGCGGAGCGGGTTGTCTTCTCCGACCAGTAACGGCTTCAAGTAGGTTGAATCTCCCCATAGACCATCTTGAAATCACCCTCTCTAACTCTGATGACGTGGACGTGCCCTCCTGCGCAGCGGTCGCAAACCCACCCGCGCTCCACGGTGAACTTCCACCTCAGGGACTCGGTCGAGCCGCAGCAGGCGCAAGTCACGGCTTGGCCTTTGACCGCTCGAGGATCTTCCTCACCCTCTCACTCTTGATTGGCGCTACCTGGACCAGCTTCAGGCCGTACTCGTTCGGGCCGTCTTTCACCACCAGCCCAGGCTTAAGCTTCAGTGGGGTGTCGAACCTCCTCCACGACGACCTGACATAGTGCTGCGGCCTCTTGAACATGCGCTTCGTAGACACCACGTACGGGCCCCACCTTCGCTCGAGGCTTCGAGACATCTCCAGGCGGCCGTCCCCCTCGTAGAGCTCGTCGGTGTTCCCGCCCCTCATGGACATAGTCGCACTCTTCTTGATGGAGAACGCGTTGACCAGGATCGTGCACCACCCTCCGGAGAGCACCTGTAGGCAGAGGTCAGTGTCCTCGTTGTATCGGCCGCGCCACCTGTAGGGGAGGTCGTTCTTGATGAGGAGGCAGCTGTAGACGTGAGTGTTCAGGTAGAACGGAGGTCTCCCGACCTTCCTGGCACCCATGTTCGAACCGACGAAGAAGTAGTAGTTGATCCCGGCTATGGCGATGTTCTCGTAGCGGTCGGAGAAGTCTTCCACGCACCTGAACCCGGAGTCACCAGAGACTCCTATGCGCTTGGCCTTCCAGCATCGAATCATCCCCCGAATGTTGTCGTCGAGGATCCAGTGCTTCTCGGCCCCGAGAGCCTTCGCGTGCTCCCACACCCAGTTCCGCGCCGGTATGGACCCCTGACCGAGGTTTGAGAACGGGAGGACGAGCAGCCTCTCCTCGCCGTACCTGGAAGAGTACGCGTCTTTCTCCTGCGGCTCGACGACCAGCTTGAACTGGATTTTTTCTCGTGACAGCCAGCGCGCCGTGAGGCAGCCGTCTGCCCTGCCCTTGCTGATGATATATAGGGGGTACCTTAGCACGGATCACGCCTCGAACTTGATCGACTCGACGTCGTCCCTCCCCCTCGGGGGCCACCACGCTGACTTCGCGTTAGCTGGGATGTCAAGCCCCAGTCTCTTCAAGAAGTCCGCCCTGTCTTCTGCGCTGGCGAAGTTCATCCACAGCTTGATGCTTGGAGACTGGGCCTCGTACTCCGGCATCCCGACCCACTCGGCCGCTTCGTTCTTATCCAGGATCTCGCTCTCCGGGCGGGTCACGAACGCCATTGCCGCCAGGCTCTCCGGATCGAACCCGGTCCCGTCCAGTCCGTCCGTCGCCATGATCTCCTTCAGGAGTTCAGTCAAGGCCCTGTCGTCCGTGACGGCCATGTTGCTGATCTCGTTGTCGCTGGTCATGACCTTGAGCGCCCTCGGCTCGCCAGGGTCCAGGTCTAGCCGAACCACCGGGACGAACTTCTTGCCCATCTTCTTGGACGCCTCCACCACCCCGTGTCCGGCGAGGATCGTGTTGTCCCTGGCCACGACGACGTTGCGGTAGTACCCGTGGAGCTCGATGCTCCTCTGGATGTGCTTGAGCTGGTCCTCCGGGTGGGTCTGGTAGTTCTGAGGGTGGGCCTTCAGTGAGTCGACCTTCGCCATGACCGGCACGAACCTGTCTCCGACCCTGAACGCTGCCAGGTCCTCGGCGGAGAAGCCGAGGGCCTCCGGGCTGCTGAACCCGTCGAGCTGCTGGAGCAGGTTCTCGGTGTCCCACTCGGCCAGCTCTGGGGCCCGGTTGTCCAGGACGGCGTACTCCCGAGCTTGAGCTTCGGTCAGGTCGTCCGCCGTGACGGCCGCCAGGTGGGTCCATCCGAGGAGCTTGGCTGCCTCGGCTGTCCCGTGTCCGGCTACGATCTGACCCTTACGCACGACGACGGCCTTCCTCTGGCCGTAAGACTCCAGGGACCTTCGGATGGCCTCGACGTTGCGCTCGGTGTGCCGCCTGGCGTTCTTTGGGTCTGGCCTGAGCTTGTCCAGCTCCACCAGCCTCTCCCGAAGCTGGGGGGCTCCCCTCCACTTGACGGCCTTATTTGAGGTCTTCCCCACCTTACCCTCCTACCAAGAACTACTCTACCACCAAGTCCTCGTCAGACCGACCGGCAGCGCGAGCCTCCTCCTCCAGGGCGTGCGCCAGACACAGGGCCCCCAGCCCGTAGTGGACCGTGCTTGGTACGTGACAGTCGCCGACCAGGCACGGCTCCCACCAGTGTACCGGGTTCGCGGGGCAGTCTCCTATCACCTTCGGGAACATGTCGGGGTGCGCCCCGACGTAGCCGCGGTCCCAGACCCGGTGCGACGGCTCCGGCGGCTCGTCGTCCCACGGGAGGCTCATGGACCTTTAGGTCGTCCAAGCTACCACGTCGCTCCAAACGTTGACGGATGCCGTCGTCCACGCGTCACGCTGTTCCGGAACGAGCTGGGAGGGGGGATCATCGGCGAGCTTCCATGAGCCGGCGATGCCCGCGTTAGCGAACTCTTCCACTCCGGGGACGGACTTGATCGTGTCGTAGGTTATCAGCA